TGATGAAGTCGTTCAACAAGCCGAGGAATCCGTCCTCAGCCGACGTGTTCGCGTGGCTGATGGAGATGGGAACAGGAAAGACGTACGTCAATCTCATCGAGTGGCAGGTCCGAGTCGAGGCCAACGACATGGACACGCTCGTCGTCGTGGCGCCGGCCGGCTCGTACCGAAACTGGTACCTCGACAAGTCGGACGATCAGAAGTCCGAGCTCAACGCTCACCTGGACCCGGGGCTGCGACGCAGCATGCTGGTCGCGGGCTGGAGAGCCGGGGGAGGCAACGCTGAGCAGAGGGAGCAGCTGCGGCGCGTGATTGGGGCGAAGAAGGGTCGACCGCGCGCGCTCTTCGTCAACGTCGAGGCTCTGTCGAGGGAGGACAGCCCGGCCTTCGAGGCCATCAGCGCGGTAGCCGGCCCGCGCACCATGATGACGATAGACGAGAGCACCACCATCAAGTCGTACGACGCCATGCGCGCCAAGGAGTGCGTGAGGCTGGGACAGATGATGGGCGCGCGGCGCATCATGTCTGGACTGGTCGCGCCGAACTCGCCGCTGGACCTGTTCATGCAGTTCAGTTTCCTGGACTGGCGCATCCTCGGTCACGAGAGTTGGGCAAACTTCCAGGCGCGCTACGCCATCATCGTCAAGCAGCAGTTTCCGGGCAGGCGATGGCCGACGAAGGTCGTCAAGGGCTATCGCAACGTCGGCGAGCTCAAGGAGCTGATCGCACCGTACAGCTACCGCGTGCTGAAGGAGGACTGCCTGGACCTCCAGCCAAAAGTGTATCAGCCGCGCGAGGTGGAGCTGACCAAGGAGCAGCGTCGAATCTACCAGGAGATCAAGGAGTTCGCCACGTCGCAGCTCGGCGATGACGCTCACGTGACGGCCACGGCCGTCATCGTGCAGCTGATTCGCATGCATCAGGTGGTGTGCGGGCACGTGGTCGACGAGGACGGCAAGATGCACGACGTGCCGAGCAATCGCGTCGACGCCATCCTCGAAGTGCTCGGAGAGCATCGCGGCAAGGCAATCATCTGGTGCACGTATCACCAGGAGCTGCGGAAGATCGTCGCCGCGCTGGAGAAGGAGTTCGGCCTCGGCAGCACGGCGCAGTTCCACGGTGGAAACATGCGAACGCGAGGCGAGGACGAGCAGCGCTTTCTCGGGGACCCAGACTGCAAGTTCATGGTCGCGACTCAGTCCGCAGGCGGACGCGGCAACACGTGGGTCAACGCCGACTTGGCAATCTACGCCGCGAACAGCTACAACCTTGAGATGCGACAGCAGTCCGAGGACCGGAACCACCGCAAGGGGCAGAAGAACTCGGTGACCTATGTCGACTTGATAGCGCGCGGCACCGTGGAGGAGAAGATCGTGCGCGCGCTGCGCCAGAAGATCGATATCGCGACGGCCATAACGGGCGAGAACTACCGCGAGTGGCTGATATGAAAATGGCCGCGCCCCGGTGTGCGCGGGACGCGGCCAAGGACAGGCGTGACTGACGGCGGTTAGACAGGAGGCCGCCCCGAGGGCGGTAGCGGCCACCGCTGCCAGCCCGGCCAAGCTACCAGGGCAAGGGGGCGAGGTAAATAGGCTGTCCGCCGCCGTCCAGGGTCGCTCTGAGACGCGGGCAGCAAAAAGCCGGGGGTGGCGCCGCCCGGCTGGCTTGTGCGTCCTGGGACGGTGCTAGCGCACCAGCCGCAGCGCGATGGGTATGACCACCGCCGCCACTATGGCGGCGATGCCGAGAAACACCGCCGTGCTATCGCGGCTGACCGATCTGTTCTCAGTGGCGTTGGCCGTGATGCCCTGCGTTCTAGACTCGATCGCCGTGATTCGCTCCTTCAGGTCGTCGTTCTTCTCGGTAAGACTGGCGAAGCCGGCATCGACGCGCTTGCCCTGCTCGTCTATCTGCTTGGCAAAACCAGTCTCGGTCTTCGACATAGACTTGTCGGCGGCGGCGAAGGCGGCATCGATGGCCTTGCCGCTGTCCTTGGTCGTCTGCTCCTGACGCGTGTCTCGCTCCTTGAACTGCGTCTCTACCGACTTGAACTTCTCGTCCTGAGTCATCAGCTTCTGCTCGATGATGGTTCGCAGCTGCGTGACGGCCGCGTCGATCATACCAGGAGTCTTGTCGGTCGACGATCGCAGCAGCGTGACCGCCTGATCGTTGCCATTGAGACGCGCCTCGAGAGTTTCGCGCGCTCCTATGATCTTCTGCTCCACGATCTCGCGCACGAACTTGACAAGGACGTCGCCGAAGTCCTTCGCGTGCGCTATCTCGCGGAGCAGACTCTCCGTGGTGGCAGTCGTTGGATCAGGACTTGGTACCACGATCGCTCTACCACCACCCTCGCTGTGTTCCCCTTCCACCTCAACACGCCTTCTCCCAGCCCCGGGAGCACGCGCCATGGTCTTCTCTCCTCTGCTATGGATTTCTCCTGATCTGAAACCTCGCGAAGTCGCTGATGGCGGTCGTCAGAGTGCCGTCGCTGCATCGGTTGTCCGCGCGAGTGCTCGCGAGGTACTCGCCGTCTTCGAACAGCTCAGTCGGAAAGCAGATGTGCGTCGGTGGACCCTCCGTTCTCTTGCCGTTCGGCTCCATCAGTCCACCAGACGACATCAACTCCATCATGACCTGATTGTCGCTCACTCGAGCGAAGGTTCGCCTGATGACTGTGACCTCGCACCGTCTAGATCGAATCGACACGACAGTCAGCGTGGTGCACAGCCTGCCGTCAGCGCCCGGCGTGACGACCGACGGAGTCATCTTGGTCTCGTAGAGTTCGTGTATCGGCAGAGTGGACAGCCAGTACCAGTAGAAAACGAGTCCAACCAGAACGACTGCCAACGGCAGATACACAAAATTCTGCACCTTCCAGGAAGGCGTGTTCATATCTACCCTCTTATAAGACTTAGCAGCTGGCTCTTGAACGTAGACAAGACACCTACCAAGGTCCCGATACCGATCACGACCTTGAACATGAGTCCCCCAAGCCACTTTGACTTGTCGTACGCGTCCAGCATTTTCCGCACGGCCTTGATCTCGTCCGAGGAGAGAGTCCTCGCAGAAGGCTCTATCTCACCGTGCATTGCACCGCATCCTTGCTCGTGAACTTCTCCCGTAGAAGATGTTCCATTTTCAGCCCCTGACATTACTGAATGTTGCCCTTCTGCTGCTCCGCGACGCACCGTCGGTTGACGTCGCGCTGCTCGATTGCGCGCCTAGCGACCTCGCTCAGCGCAGACCCCTTCGGAAGAGCTCGCAGCTCTGCGGCTGCTCGACGTTGCAGATCCGCCGGCCACTCTATGACCGGCGGACAGACGATCGCTGCGCCCCTCGTCGCGACCGTCGGTTCTCCGCAGAACATGAGCAAGATGCCTAAGCACCACGTCCCGTTCATGCGGTACCCGCCTCCAGCCGCTTCAGGGCGTCGTCCTCGGACACGCGCTTGGCGGCCTCCTCTGCCAGCTGGTGCTCGACCCTGACGGCCTCCTCCAACTGTCTGTTGTGCTCCTGCAGTCTGGCACGTTCTCCGACGTCGGTGTCGTGCTGCTGCGCCGTGATGTACTGCGTGAGGGCGTTCAGCGCGAAACCGAGTATCATCGGCACTCCCTGAGTCAGGAGCCAGCCGGTGAGTATCTCTATCACGGCTTCTTCTCGACTACGACATTCCCCGGCCCCGTCTCGACGGCGCTACCAGCGGCGGCCTCTACGACCACCGAGGAGGTTGCCAGTGGAACCGGGGGAGCCGCCTGCGCGCCGGCTACTGCCGCGACCGACGGGACGACTGGAATCTTGTCGACGATCATCGCCTCGAGCTTGTCTGGAGTCAGGCCGAAGTGCTTCAGCGCGTCTGGAATGGCAGTCAGGGCGGTCCTGGCGGCGGCGACCAGCGCCGGATGGTCGACCAGCACTTTCAGCTGATTGATCCTGACGAAGCCGTCGGCGACGAGCGACGCGGCCTGCCGCGACAGGAACGCCGCGAGCAGCTCGCGCTGCTTCGCGTCGATCTCGATTCCCCACTTGTTCTTGAGGATCAGGCCCAGCCAGCCGAGGCCGAGGGCCAGAAGTCCCGACACGCCCGCGTTGACGTACTGCAGCCAGCCCGGCTGCGTGACCTCTACGGTGGCGGTCTCCGCCAGCGCCGGTCCGGCGACGGCGACGAGTGCAGCTAACAGAATCAGTTTCCGACCCACGTGACTCTCCCGATGATTAGTGGTGAAGACGACGATGGCCTGCATTCCGGCTGCAGATTGAGCCGCGCGAATCCTAGCGGCACCACCGGCGAGACGATTAGGTCAGCCCGCGTTGGGAGCGGCGGGAACCGGCTCCGGAACCGGCTCGTTGGTGTGCTCGTCGGCGGCGTCGGTGTTCTCGACGAGAGCCGCAGCTGCCGCCTTCGCCTTCGTCTCGACGTCGGTGGCGAGGTCGCGCGTGGCCTGAGCCAGCGTGTCGATCTCTGCCTGCTGAGTCTCAGGATTGCCGGCGCTCGCCTTGAGCGCCTCGATCTGAGCCGCGAGGTCGCGCAGCTGCTGAGCACTTTGCTTCTGCAGTGCCACGACGCCGGACGTGACGGTCTCCAGGTCGGTGATCTTCTCCACGAGTGTGGCGTTCGCAGCAGTCAGTCCTTGTAAGTTCAGCATGATAGTCTCCAGTGTTATCTTGATAGACATCACCAGACGGTGGATGGCGTCTAGCTTCGTGGTGAGGTAGCGCATGAGCATTCGTAGCATCCACGTATCCCTTCCTCTTGCGCTCTTTCAGGCAGACCCCGACGGGACCCGCGTGAACTAGTTCGCGAACTCTCGTTCGAGAGCCGCGATGGTCTTCGGTCCGGCCAGCCCGTCGGCGTCCAGGCCGTGCGCTGCCTGGAAGGCGCGAACGGCGTTGCGCGTCTTGCGGCCGTAGCTGTTGTCCTCGACGAGCGGCGTTCCCTCGACCGACAGCTGGTTGAGTGCGTGCTGCACCCACGCCGCGCTTCTGGTTCCGCCGCCGACGCCGACAGGAGTCGGAGTGACGACGATGCCCTGCGGCACGACGATCGGACCGGACGGGAAGCCCGGCACCATGAGTCTCGGTTCGAGGTGCGAGAGGAACACCGCCAGAGGCACGCATCCAAGCTGCTTGTCGACAGCGCCGGCTGACCAGTGGTTGTCGGACTCGTACTTGCCGCCCTCGCCCTTCGGCGGATCGTACTGATCGGTCCCCGAGAAGTTGTAGCCTGAGACGCGGCCGTGGTTGCGCGGCCCGAAGCCGTTGAACTTCTCCCACGCCCACATCATGTAGGACCACGTCCACGGAGCGGAGTTCTTGTCGAGGCCGTCGTGCCTGTACGACCAGATGGCCGCCTCTGTGAAACTCGCGAACGGTCCAACGCCGGCCGGCACGTGCGTGGACACCTTGATCCACGGGTCGCCCTGAGCCGGCGAGGTCCTGAAGTCGAGACTGGACTCGCGCTCGAACGAGCAGATCATCCACACCATCGGTATCTTCAGCTGGTCCTGGACCGGCTCGAAGTTTCTGATGACCTCGGGCCGGCGCAGGATCTGCTCGGCGCGCCGCTGCAACTCGGGCGCTCGAGTGATCTTCAGCGCCGCGAGGCGCCGCTCGTACTCACCCTTCAGTTCTAGATACGGGTGCTGCATTATCATTCTCCTCGATTGTTGCCAGTCGAGCCGCCATCGCGATGCCCTGCGTGCGCCAACTCTCGGCGTCAGCGACCAGCTTGTCGTGCTCAGTCTTCTCTATGGTGACGGTCTCGCGCGGCGGCGGAATGTCCTCGATGGGTCGCACCTCGCGCGCCACGTCGCCGTCGCGCGCGTACGTCGGCTCGCCGGGCGCGAACTGCTTGCCGGCCGGCGGAGTGGCCAGTATCACGCGAATGAGACCGACGGCCAGCAAGTCCTCCCTCGTCCACATCTCTCCGATGTTGAGTGGATACTTGCGCGTGACCGCGTACGGCTCAACTTTGAGTTCTTGCGGCGGGCGACCGTCCTCGAACGTGACGGTCGCCGTGTCGATGGTCACCTGCAGCGGCTCGCCCCTCCACGGCTCCAGGGTGTCTGCTCTAGCCAACATGGCGCAGCTCCTCTTTCGAGAACAACTTGAACATCGCCTGCGATATCTCCTGGAACGGATGCTCCCACTCGCCGAAGACCTTCTGCCGAAACAAGCGCACCGAGTCGTACCACACGCTGCGCTCGCCCGGCACCGCCCAGAGGTAGTACGGCATCACTGGTACCACAACCCACGTCGGAACGCCAATGGCCGCGGCGCAGTGCGCCACGCCCGTGCAGGACGAGATCACCAGGTCTAGGTTGCTGACGGCGGCGGCCGTCTCGTCCCAGTCCTTGAGGTCTGGACCCAGGTCTACGACACTGGTGCCGGACAGATCGACAAGGTCGTTGCCGCACTGCAGCGAGTAGAACTGAACCTCGGGCCAGTCGCGCGCCAGCTGCAGCATCAGGTCGATGGGAAATCTTCGATGCTGCTCGCCCTCGAACCTCGGGTTGCCGGCCCACTTGATGCCGACGCGCTTCGGGCTGTCTCTTCTTCCGACGGTATTCAGCCGCTCCTCCCAGAATACCAGTCTCCGACTGCCGATACGCTCTTCCCAGTGTCTGCGCTTATCGTGACTTGCCGCCAGATACGGCTTACCGTCAGGCTCGAACCACCGCATGCACGACATCGCCGGCATCCAGTAGTCGCAGTGCACGTAGTCGGCTCCGCGAAAGTCTGTGACAGCACTCACCCCCGGTACGCGTGCGAACAGCGACGCTAGGCCGGGGGAGCAGCTGACGTGCACGCGCGCGCCGAGCCCGGCGAAGTTCTTCGCCCAGCGCACGCCGATGATCTCGTCTCCGTAGCCGCCTTCGCAGCGCAGATGCAGCGTCTTGCCCTCGAGCGGAAACTCGTTCCATACCGGCTTGCCGCACCTGAGGGGCGGCGAGCCGTAGCACTGCAGCATGCGGCCGACGTCGAGGTAGACGGCGGCGTTGTGCCAGAGACCGCGTCGGCACTCGTGCCAGCCGATGTTGAACTGCGCTCGCGCGTCTGCCCTGTTCTCATGCAGGATCGCCTCGGCCTCGTCGAGCTGGCCGCGATACGCGAGCGCGACGGCGCGGTCGAGTGGGTGCACCTCGGTCAAAACTTTATCCCCCCGCTGAAGGTGTTCAAGTTCGATACGGCCGTGTTCTGTCCAGAGTCGATCTGAATCCACTGCGAGGTGCCGATCTGAACAGGAGACGACGATGCGAGTGTGGCAGTGCCGTCCGCGAATCCAGAGCCGACCACGAATAGAGCATTGTCGGACCGAATCATCCACTTGCACGAGTCTCCGCCGTACACCTTCGACCACGTCGAGGAGCCGATCTGAACAGGAGACGACTTGCTGGTGATTGTGCCGTCGCCCGGCAAGCTTCCCCAGGAGAACAGCAGTCCATCGATGCGAATGGCAATGCCGCCAATTCCAGTCATGGCGCACATCATCCAGCTCGACGCGCCGATGGCAACAGGCGACGAGAATGTCACCGTCGCGCTGTTGACTCCCAGTAGACCGGCCGTATTGCTGCCCCACGCGAACAGGAGACCGTCTATTCTCAGGGCAATGGCAGAAGTCACGTGTCTACCGGCGTGCACCATCGTCCAGCTGGACGCGCCGATCTGAACCGGCGAGCTCTTGCTGACGCTCGTGCCGTCGCCGAGGATTCCGTTGATGCCGGTTCCCCACGCGAACAGACGCCCGTTGATGTCGATCCCGAACGTGGTCTGGTCGCAGCCCGCCACTACTTTCCAGCTTGACGCGCCGATCTGAACCGGCGAGTTCCTGAGAGTGGTGGTTCCGTCGCCTATCTGTCCACTAGCGTTGTTTCCCCAGCCAAACAACAGACCGTCGACCCTGATGGCGTGGCCATTGTTTGCTCCGCACGACACGAACTTCCAGCTGGACGCGCCGATCTGAACCGGCGACGACTGATTGGTGCCGGTGTTGCCGTTGCCGAGCTGCCCATCTCCGTTGGCTCCCCAGGTGAACAGCAGTCCGTCCGACCTGATGGCCGCCATGTGGCCGTGTCCGTCGTTGATCGACGAGCCGCCGCCGCACGAGACCATCTGCCAGGACAGCGCGCCGACCTGGACAGGCGAAGACGTGTTAGTTCCTGGTGGAGCTGCCCCGTTGCCGAGTCTTCCTTCGTCAGCGTATCCCCAGGTGAAGAGCGAGCCGACCTGCACGCCCGTCTCCGGAGGAGTTGGGAACTGCACCTGCTGAGATGATCCTGGAACGGGCATCAGGCGATGGCCTTGTTGATTCCGGTGAACAGGATGGACGTCGACGAGATCGTGTAGTACGTCAGTAGGTCTCGCGCGTTGATGCCGGTCGAGAGAACGAACGGCGTGCCGCCGGCGAAGTCGTAGTTGGCGCCGTATCCAAGCGTTCTGCTTCCCGTGCCGTCCTGCGAGATGAGCATCGCTCCGCATTGGCCATTTTTAGTATTAGTGGGATTGCCGAGCGTGCGGTTGCCACCGAGCGTGACGCTGAAATTGTAGCCGCTGCTCATGTCGACGGCGATAGTGGCCGCGTCCGTGAGTCCGAACGCAGCAGCCGACGCCCAGAGTTCGTTGGGGTTCAGAGCGATTCCGCCGGCCGTGTTGGACCGGTACTGCGCCGCACTCGCCAGCGAGACGGAGGCCGCAGCAGTCAGCGACGCTATCTTGGGATTGACGGTGCTTCCAAGGGCGACCCACACGCCTCCGTCATTCGTGAGAATGAAGGACTGACCAGCGCCGATGTTGACGGTCGTCCCGCTGCTCGTGTCTGGCCAAGTTATCTGGTCTGCGCCGTTCGTGTTGACCGTCAGCGAGCCGGTTCCACCGTGCCAGAAGACATAGCACGCGCCAGGACTGCTGGCGAGCGACGGGAGATTGGTCGTGCGCGTGGCGTTGAAGTTGGTGACTAGCTTCCCGCTGTCTGCCAGTGTCAGCGTCACCGGAGTCGTGGAGAGCGACATGAAGCGACCGGGACCAGCCAGCGAGCCGCCGGCCGCCGACGAGTTCAGGAACGTCTCCAACCCGGTCATGGCGACTGGATCGCCCGTCCCGGTTCCGAACACTCTCCCGAGTGTCGTTCCCGCCGACATGTCCGGAAGGTTCGCGGCCGTGATGGTCAACTGATCGACGTCGAACTCGGAAGCCAGCCCGACGCCGACATAGCGCCACGTTCTCACGAGCGAGCCGAGCGTCGCCGTGATCTTGTAGGCGCTGCCCACGACGTGAAACGCCGCGAAGCCCTCGGAGTCAGCTACGAACGGATTGAGGATCGCCGCCGTGCCGGCTCTGTCAGAGAACAGCGACGCCAGCCCGTTGTCGCTCTCTCGCCGCACCTCGATCGACGCGCCCGGCACGATTAGACCGGCGTTCGTCGTGATCGTGCGCTGCCACCTAGCGAGTGCCATCTGCGTTACCTTCTAGTTGATCTGCGCGCCCGAGACCGTGCCGGCGTTGATCACGGTGATGTGGCTGATGCCGTTGATGGCGACACCGGCGGCTCCCTGCGGCGCTCCCACGTTGCCGTCGCCCGGGGAACCGGCGGCTCCGAGATTGCCGCCGTTGCCGCCGTCGTTCTGAGTGCCGAACCCGAACCCGTCGCCGCCCAGTCCGCCGAGCAGCAACGTGCCCGGCTCGCCGTCGGTATTGAACGACTGGTCCAGGGCTCCTCGAAGGCCGCCAGCACCGGGAGGAGCGCCCGCACCACCACCGCCGCCACCGCCCGGGAAGTCGTCGTCGTTGCCGAAATTGTGCGACCCGCCGCTGCCGCCGCCGCCAGCGCCGCCACCGATGACGCCGCCCAGATTGTCGAGGCTGATTGGGAAGGTTGTCAAGAACGCGAGAGTGCCCGCGGTGGCTGGAATACCGCCGAACGGCCCCGTCTGAGTGTGACCGCGGCCACCGTCGCCGCCCTTGCCGGCGATGACTCCCCTGTTCTGTATCAGGATCGGCATTCCGACCGGCCATCCGCTGCTGACGTCGAAGGACGCCGCCGTACCGCTCGAGCCTATGGTCACGCCAACGCCGACGGTGACGACGAGAGTGACTCCGTCTATCACGTCTTGGGCAGTCAGCACCGGGTAGATGCTGTCGTGCACGCTTCTCAGGTTCACGTTGATCGAGTCGCTGTCGAACAGGATCACTCTGTTGATCAGGTCAGCGGCCGACTGCTGCGTGAACAGCATCTCCTCGCCCTCGACCCTGATCTGGTCTGCCATCGGCGTCAGTCGAGTAATCTGCAGAGGTATCTGCGCCTCCGAGCCGTACTCAGTCTGCGCTCCCCAGTAGTTCAGGCGATAGCCACCGCCGAGCTCCGGCTCGAGCACGCCGCTACCGCGCATGACCGAGAACGCCACCTTGCGCGGTGGCGTGACGAAGCGACCGATCTGCAGGTCGTTGACGCGCTGCGCCGTGGTCTGCCCGAACGCCGGTATCCAGTCGGCGTAGATCACGTTGATGACGGCCCCACCGTTCTGGAGCTCCGCCTCCAGCTCGACGGTCACCAGACCGCTGCGAAAGTTGTTCGGCTGATCGAGCGGCTCCGTTGGATTGCGCACGCCGTAGTAGGTCCACACCTGCGTCACGCGCTTGTCTGGCTGCTCGCTAACCGATATCGTGCCAGACAGCACGTTACTCTGGTCGTAGAGGAACGCGTCCGTGGCAACGCCGCGCAGAACCTGCAGCCGTATCAGCTGAGTCACGGAGTCCCACCACATGGCGAGACCGGCCTGCTGAATGAGCCGCGAGATCAAGTCCTGCACGCCCTCAGGGTCCGCGATGAGCTTCGTGTACAGCCTGTCCAGGAACGTGTCGACCTCGTTCTGCCACGTGGCCAACGGAACCATCGCGGGATCGACGCCGGCGTACGTTATCAGCAGATCACTGATGATGTCTGCCGGCGACATGCCGACGTAGTACAGGCAGAGCTGAACACGGTCCTCGGCGGTATGGTCTATGGCCGTGGTGCCGAACTGGGCGCGCACCACGCCGAGAGTATTGTCCGAGTTGGTGAACGGCGCGGGCGGGGGAATGAAGTTGGCCGTCCAGCGCGCCACGCCGACGCTGAACCTGAACTCGTCGATCCATCCCTGCCAAGTGCCAGACGCCTGTCCGAGCGCTCCGACCGCGGCGGCGAACGCTATGTCGTCGACAGCTGCCGCCGAGGTCGTGCTACCCTCCAGGATGCCGTCGATGAACATCAGGACGGACGTGCCGTGGCGCACGACTGCGATGTGGTGCCACCCAGGATTGATGACGTCGGTGTACTGCGAGACGCTGTTCATGTTGAAGGAGAACGCGCCGCCAGACCAGAAGTTGGCCTCCATTCTGTCAGTGGTGTTGCGAAAGACCATCCACGAGCGGATGGTAGCGCCGGGATTGGCCTGCCCGCAGATGAACCTGAACGACGCGTCGGACCCGACGTTGACCTTGAACCAGCAGTCGATGGTGAAGTCCGAGGTGCCGAGCGAGAAGTCGGCATCGTCTGGCGTTTGAATGGCGTCGCCGGTTCCGTCGAACAGTGCCGACGAACCGCTGAACTTGAAGTCGGCCGTGTCGATCTGCGCGTTGCCCTGCTGCGTCCACGTCTTCGCGGAGCCGCCCGCATTGGTGTCGGTAAAGACATTCGAGGTGTCGGCGCCGTCCAGGTGCAGCATCGCCTTAGTGAACGCGTCGTTGCCGCCGCGCTGAAACGCCATCACCTCCTTGCCGCCCACGGCGACGTAGCCGCTCGTCGGGTACGTGGAACCGATGCCGCCCGGCGTGAGCGAGAACGACGTCGCAGCGGCCAGCACGTTGGCGATGAGTGCGCCCTGGCTCGGCGCCGGTGCCAGCGCGCGGTCGTTGTCGGCGAGCTTGAGAGGGTCCTTGCCGGTGAACTGAAACGCGCCGCTCGGCGTGGGACCGTCGAAGGCGTCGAGCACGTAGTGTCGCGCCTCCATGTCTGCCAGTGCGTCGCCGAGAAATCCTCGCAGAACCCGTATGTTCTCTCCGCGCCTGAACAGCTGGCGCGCGCGAAACTTACCCCAGTATGTCCCCCGGTCGTACATCTCCCCGAGGTCGGCATGCTTGTGATCCCTGAACGCGGCCGACAGAGACGACCGCTCGCCGAGGTTCTCTCCAAGAGAGATGGCGCCCGGTGATATCTGAACCTCGAGCAGCGACGGAATCGCGTCGATGCTGTCGGGCGCGTAGTCCACGGACTTGACGTAGCGCACGGTCTCTGTCGTGTTGCTGAACAGGCTCCTGAAGCGAAAGAAGCCCACGTCGAAGTCCGGCGTGTCGCCGAGCGTGGCTATCAGGCCGACGTTGCCGGCAGCGAGCACGGTCGTCGTCTCGGTGAAGGACACTACGAAGTCCTCCGGCTCGTCGTCAATCTCACCGCGCCACGCCTTCGCCCGCAGCAGCACGCCGCCGGTAACATTCAAAGCGTCGAAGCGCAGCCACAAATTCTCGAGTAGAGTGTGCGCGAAGTTCTCCAGGGCCAAGCCAGCAGCCGAGCCAGCAGCCAACTTGAGTATCTGAACTCCGGTGCCGCCGACGAACCTGCACCAGTAGGCATTCTCCGTAGAGTCCCCGCCAGACGCGCGAAGCACGATGCCCATGTTCGTCAGGGCTGTGGCACGCGAGCGAAACAGACCCACCGCCGAGACGTCGCGAACAGGACTCGCGACATTCCAGACGATCGAGGAGCGGTCGTTGCCGGCGGACTTCTGAATGCGAACCGCCTTGCCCGACGGCATCGAGCTCTCCGACACGACCGAGATCGTCGTGACTGGACTCCACTGAACCGTCCAGTTGAGTGGTGGTCCAGCCGCAATCGGCTCGTTCTCGAAGATCGTGGCCCGGTAGACGTCGAGGTCGACCTCCAGGTAGGTGAGCGACTTGCCGGTGACCTCGTCGCTCACTGAACGATGCCCCGCAAGTTAGCGGTGGCTTGCACCATGCCGTTCGCCCTCTGATTCGACATCGTGGCGTCACCGGTCAGCCAGCAGAATCCCACCTCCTCAGGATAGCTCGTCGGCCGCCACGCGAAGAAGAATGGCCGCTGAACCGCGTCCGACAGCCACGGGTCTATATCCGTTCTGTAGAACGACGCCGTGATATTCTGCAGACTCAGCGAGCTCTCGGTCACCTTCCCCAGCACGATGCGTCCAAGAAACGTGGCGTCGTCCGAGAAGCCCGTCACCACGTTCGTCTTTCTGTTGTACTTCAGCACGCGGTGCCCGACATAGATGCGGCGCTCGAGCTCGAGCAACTCGCCCGCGTACGCCACGGCTATCTCCGGAAACACCGACGTCGGGTCCATGGTCAAGCGCAGCGCCACGAACGTGCCGGGCGCGAAACGCCACATCATCGGCGTGTCGTCTGCCGCCAGCTGCTCGTCGCCCACCGTCTGCCACAAGAACGTGTCGTACGGCGCGCCGTCCGGCGTGAAGTTGGCAGTCCACTCGGCGCGACCGACGACCATCCTGAACTCGTCGAGCCAGCCATTCCAGTCGCCAGGAATGCTGCCGTAGCCGCCGACGGCGAGGTTCGCTGCCGAGTTGTTGATCGTGCCGGTGAGCGCAGACGACGCCTCCAGGACACCGTCTATGAACAGCAGCAGCAAGTTGCCGCTGCGAACGACTGCCATGTGATGCCAGCCGGGATTGATCAGGTTCGTAAACGTCCTGACGCTGGTGACACTGGTCTGCACGCCTGCGACGAAGACCGAGAAGAACATTCTGTTGTCGTTCAGGCGCAAGCAGTTCCACGCCGACAGCGTACTGGTATCGGCGCCGTCCATCTGCCCAGCCAGCCGCTCGAAGCTACCCGTGGTGGCCACACACTTGAACCAGAAGTCTATCGTCCAGTTACCAGAGCCGAGCGTGAAATCGGCGTGGTCTGGCGTGTCCCAGAAGTCTCCGGTTCCGTCGAACAGCCCCGACGAGATACCGAACTGCTTGTCGGCCGTGTCCAGCTGAGCATTGCCGTGCGGAGTCCAGGTGTGCGCGCTGCCGCCCGCGTTACTGTCAACAGTCGCCGTCGCCGCGTCTGCGCCCTCGAAGTGCAGCATGACCATCTGCTGAGTGTCGATGGTGACCGCTCCTTCGACCTTCGCAGCGACCTGCCCGCTTCCGAAGTTGTGCCCGGCTATCGCGAAGTAGTCCGCGTCCAGCGGCGCAGGAAACGACACCGTGACGTGCTGTATCAGAGTCGACGTCGACTTCCACTTGAGATAGGTCGACGGGTTCGCCACGTTGGTGATCGGAAAATTCACGTCTGCGAAAGACGCCGTCACGTTGGAAGCGAACAGCGCAGTCTGCCATCCGACCACGGGCGCGTTGAGGTCGGCACTTCCGGGCGCCAGAACGAGTGCGTCAGATATGACGATCATCGGAGTATCACCGTGCCACCGTCGCGCTGAAACTGCAGAAGCTTGTCGGCGATCGTGCGTATCTGCTCGCCGGAGAAGAATGACGCCGCGTTGATGCCCTCAACGGTCAGCGTGTTGCCGGCGTTCGGCAGCGGCGCAGCTGCCGCAGACGCACCGCTGTCGGACGCGGACGGCGCTGTTACCGTGTCGCTGGATCCTACGTTGGTCGACACGAGCTTCGCTATCTGCGCCGCCACGCCGGCCGCTGCTATGGCGGCAAAGGCGAAGCCGACCGGGGGACCGCCCACCTTGTTGCCAGCAGCGAACGCGCTGACGACGGCCTCGAAGCCCTTGACCAGAGCAGTGGCGACTGAGATGGCCTTGAAGATTGTGAACTGCTTCTTGCCCTCGCTGTCCACGAGTGCCGAGATCTGACCCATCGCCGTGTCGACGACGTTGGCCAGCGCCGAGTACATTCTGGCGGTCTCCTGCAGCATCTTCAGGTTAGCCGCGGCGTTGATCTTCGCCTTCATGTCGTTGTAGGTCTGCTCGTTGACGATGCCGGCCTTCTGCGCGTCCTCGAGCAGCAGCAGCTTCTTCAGCTCCTGAGCGGCGATTATCTCCAACTCGGTGGCGTAGTACGAGGTGAGCCGGTCGAACAGCATCTTCTGGCTCTCGTTGTCGAACTTCTCCTGGAGTTTCGACTTCAGGTCGGCGATCTCGGTCGCCGTCTTGATCTCCAGGAACTTCTCGTCGTCGAGCTGCTTCTGCCGCTTCTCGAAGGCGTCCTTGCGCGCGCTGAACTCGTAGTCGGCGTACTGCTGTATCGCGGCGAAGCGGGCCTCGAGCGCTTTCTTCTGCTCGTCGGTCATCCCCTTCTCGCCCTCGATGTACGCCTTGTCGATGTTGCCGCGCGTCTCGGCGGCCTTCTCTCCTCTCTCCTTCAGCGCCACCAGATACTCGTCGAACTTCTTCAGATTGTTGCCGAGGTCTCCGAAGCCGACACCCTGCTCCACCTTGTTGCCGATGTCCTCGAGTCCCTGCCTGAACTTCGTCCAGCTGATGCCGTCGATGTTGTTCTGAGAAATCTTCATCGCCGAGTCTAGCAGAAAGAAGATGTACGTCAGGGCAGTGCTGTTCTTCACCGTCTCGCCGAGGAAGTGCTGAAACGCCATCTCCATGCTGTCGAGTCCACCCAGGAGCGAGCGCGTCAGAGAGATGACGGCGCCCTCGGTGAGATTGAACTGAGTGCCAGTTCCCAGCAGTGCCCTGGTCAGCAGATCGAACGCCGGCGCGGCCACCACGGCTATCTGGTCCCAGAGTCCCTTGCCGGTGAGCGTGAAGCGCTTCATCACCTCGTCGAGTTCGCGGTGCGCCTGAGCCGCCGCGTGCGCGTCGACGCTGTCGAGCGCTATCCCGTACTTGACTATCTCCTCCTGCGCCTTCTTGATGATCTCGCCGCCATCTTGAGTTATGATCAGGTAGTCCTTCTCGCCGAGTCCCAGCTTCTCGAGAATGTCCTTCTGGTCGCCGAGGTCCTTGCCAAGCGCCTTGAACTGCTCGGCGATCTTGACTAGGCGCTCGTCGAAGTTGAGGTCGGCAAGGTCCTTGAAGGTCAGCTTCAGCTCCTTGAGTCCCTTCCCGACGCCCTTCGCCTCGTCCTCGATGTTCTTGTTGAACTCCCCGGCCTTCTTGCCGAGGTCGGCGAGCGACAGCCCGGTGCTCGACGCGGCAAACTCCACGGCCTGCAGCGAGGCGACCGTGGTGTCGGCAGACGACGACAGTTCTGACAGCTCAGTGACGCGCGACGCCACGCCACTGAACTTGTTCAGCGCGTCCTCGGCGCTGCTGAGAGCGGTGCGCAGCTGCGACACGTCACCACTGACGCTCACCACCAGTTGTCCTACGTTAGTCGGCATCTTCGAATGGCTCCGGTCCGTATGCCTCTCGGTAGATCTTCTCTACCTCGTCCTCAGTCATTCCCGCGTAGTCGTTGCGCTCCGCGGAGTTCTTCTTGCGGTGGAAGTCGGCTAGCCACCAGAACTCCTTCGGGTGCAGGTTCCAGAACTCTCCGGGCCTCAGTCCCCAGCTGTGGCTAACTTTGTAGGCTTCAGAGACGAATTCGCCGCGGCCTTTGGGGACGGCGACCGTCTCCTTGATTCCCCCTTCTTGCCGACCTCCACGGCCGACAGCTTCTGCATCGACTTAGGGGGCATCATCATGTTCAGCAGTCCAGTGAGAGCCTGCGCTATCACGCTGATTCCCTCTGGACTCTCCTCGTCGGCTCCCGACAAGAGGCCGTCGTAGACCTCCTCGTCCTCGACCGCGCAGCCGGCGAACCTGAGCACGGAGGCGAACGCGCTGGCGATCTTCGAGAACTTCGGACGCCTTTGCGACATGCCCTCCATCAACTCCTGGAGAGTGATGTGGTCCTCGATACGCGCGATGGCCCTCATCACGTGCTGACTTGGAACGACGTACTTCGCCCCTTTCCAAGTCAGCGTGATGTCTTCGAAGACGCGCTTTGCCATTACGGCACCGTGGCTCCAACGTCGACGATGTTGACCACGATCTCGGTGACCGACGTGCCGATACCGATGAAGACCGCGTCGATGCCGGTCGTGATGTCGGCCACCGGACAGATGGCGCCCGGCGTGGCGCTGAGCATCCACACGCTGCCGGCCGTGACGGCGCCGCCGCACACGTACTTCCCGGACTTGTGCACCTGAACCGGTTGATCGACCTGAGCGCCGTTGAGCGCGACTCCGATCGGGTCCTTCTTCCAGCCGGTCGGCGAGTTGGCGTCGGCGAGTCCGACCTTGCCGTCCGACGGGTCCTTCGCCACGTACTGTCCTGCCGTGATGATCTCCTTGGCGACCAGTGTCTCTGTCGTTCTTGCCCCGGTCGTCCCCGGCTTGACGTTGTTGGCGGTTACTGCGAGGTCTACCACGATGAATCTCCTGTGAGGACTGGGTTGAAGATACCGAACTCTTACGAGCCCGGCGTGAAGGTCACGACTCCGTGCGACAGCAGCGTCGTCTCGAAGGTCAACGCGTTATTGTACGGAATTCCCTCCGAAAACGAGCCGATCATGAACGTTCCGCTGATAGTGGCACCGTTCGGATAGGTGAACACGGCCGCGCGCGTGCGCGTGCGCGCGAACCAGTCTGTCTTCAGGCGATCGTCCTTGGAGACGCCAGACAGCTTGACCTCCACCGCGTCCTCGTTCGGCACGTCGGGAATCAGGGTGCGCCACCCACTGTCCTCGTCCGAGGTGACATTGATCGGCTCACCATTCAGGGTGACGCCCTTCTCGCGAACTCCGAGGAGCGGCGTGCCGCCCCAGGTGAGCAATACTTGTCGGCCTGCTGCGGCTGGCATGTTCTAGCTCCTCTCTCGAATTGCACTGTAGTTGAGCGTGGTGAGAAACCTGTCGTTGTCGTCTCTGCCGAGACTCGCGATGTCGGACGACGGAGTGATCATCACGAACGTGGAGTCTGCCGTCACCACGCGGCCCGGCAGCATCAGTAGATCACGAATCTGCTCCTGCTTGACGTAGCCGGCCGCTGGATCCATGTTTCGCACGCGAACCTGAAACGTGGGTCGCATGAGGTCGAGCTGATCGGTGTCCGGCTCTAGCCCGCCCGTGTCGTACAGCGTGACGACGTTGTCGGGCGCAGCCGGCTCGGCGTGCACCGAGATCGTTCCTGGGAACGTTCCGACACCGTGCGCGGCGAGGTAGATGGCGAGGTCGTGCGCGGGCGACTTCATCTGCCACCAAACTTGAACTCGACGCCGCCACTCTTGAAGAACTTGCGCAAGATCTCCTCCATGTGCAGCTTCTCGGTCTCCTCGTGGAACGCCTTCTCGAGGAACTTGTTCTCGCCGTGCGGTCCCCAGTACACGCCGATGCCGCTGCGGCGCGGCATGCCCTCCCACTTCATCTCGAGGTTCTCGTGCACGTAGACGGCGTAGCTGGACGTGTATCCCACCTCGAACGCGCCGCCGTGCCCAGGCTTGATGTCCTGCTCCAGGAACGACGAGGCTCGCAGGTTGCCGTACTCGACCGGAACGCGCTGATCGGAGTTTCTCTGAATCTTCTGGCACAACTCGCGCAGCGAGCCGACGACCTCCTCCTCGGCGTTGTCGCTCATCAGATGCGTCGACCCGATCATGACCGGGCGCACCAGAGCGAACGCCGTGCGTAGAGTGTAGCGTACGACTATGAGCGGAAACATTCAGACGAATACCTTGTTCATCTGCATGTCGCCGGCCACCGACGGCGACGTGTCAGCCTGCCGCACCTCGAACGCCACGTCCGTCAGAGTCTTTGGATTAACCGTCGCCAGGAAACTACCGAGCGCGACGTAGCCTTTCTCCCTCAGCTCGATGGCTGGATAGACGATCGCGATGGACGAGAACTCCTCGCCGTCAGGACGCCGCATCAACTGATGCTTGTTCTGCCAGCGGCACCTGACGAGAACCGGCGCGGCGAACGACACGCCACCGAAACCGTTCGGGCTGCTGCCCGGTGCCCAGTACGTCAGCGTCTGGTTCAGGAGCCAGGGAAAGGCGAGGGGAAGCGCCATCAGACGATTCCCACCGCTGGCTGGTTGAGTCTCAGAAGCCTGAGATACTGCCGACCCCAGATCGTGGAGCGGTAGTCGTCCTGAAGGTCGCCGCTGCCCTTCATGTACGAGTTGACGGCGAAGCTCACGCTGGCGTCGCCGATACTCTGGCTCTGCACCACACCGCTCCCACCCACGCCACCGGGGGGAGCGCCGCCCGTGCTAGTGGCGCCGAGGACGAACAGCAGATGCGCGGCCAAGTACATGATCGCGTTCTTCTGGTCCCCGACGATCCACGAGTCGTCGACGCTGCGGCCGGCCTCCGTGATGGTGTCAGCCATCACGGTGTCGTCGACGCCGGCGAAGTACGGCAGCTTCGCCTTGAGGTCTGCCGGCGTCGGGACGTCGACCGTCATCAGATGGCCGCCTTCTCAGCTGCCTTCTGCTTCTTCTGAGCAGCGCGGAGAAGGTCGACGATCTCGTCCATCTTCGGGCTGGTCCCAAGCGGGAAGTCTCTGCCGAGGAGAGCCTTGGCGCGCGAGCGCAGCTGCGCGAAGGTGATGGCCTTGGCGTCGGCCTCTGCGAGCAGCTTGTCGATGGAGTCACCGGCCGGAATGGCACCACCCTCTCCGGCTCCCCCGCCCGCACCATCGTTGACCGCACCGGTGACTGGCGGAGCCTGCGGATTGACGAGCGGAGCGTTCGGGTCTGGGTTGAGCGGCTTAGTGGGATCCGGATTCAGTGGCTTGTTGGGATCCGGATTCAGTACCACTTCGTGTGTCTTCGTCTTGCTGACGAGTTCGGTCGCGTTCTCTCCGTCGCTCTTCTTGTCGTCGTCGACGACTTCAGCAGAGACGAGATCGAGGCCTTGATTCTGATCATCGAAGTGAGCAGTCTTCAGTGCCTTGAACGTTCCCTCGTTCAGTTCAGTGTCAACGGTCTCTCCGACGTTGACCAGTGTCTCTCTACCTTGAGCATCGAAGAACAGCTGTCGGCTGGGTCCCCGATTGTGGATCTTGCACTTGATAGTCATCGGACTGTTTCTCCTGAGGATGTTCAGTTTTAAACTTCAGTGTCTACTCACCCTGAAACGTCGTCACTCCTTGATGGCGATGTGAGCAGTGACCTTTGGATCGGTTCCACCGGTCATTGACAAGATGTTTCCTCGATACGCTACGCAGACAGGACCTCCTGCACCCGTTGACATGCGCTCTGTGAATGGATTCGGTCCAGAGACAGTGAACCAGTTGACCATGTCTATGGTGCCCTCGAGAGCTATCGAGATTGTTGCCCCGCCCTCACTCAGGACGTGCATAGTTGCCAGCTGCATCGGTTTGTCTGGAATAATAGGAACTCCAGGGCCGGCTGCAGTGACATGGTCCTAGTGTAGTTCCGTGAAGCATCTCACGTCCTTTCTTTATTAACGCGTCAGGGCTTCTGACTAGATGCCGCTGATGTACCGAATACCACCAGGGCGCCTGACCTCGACGCCGCCCAGACGGAGAATGCCGGGAATGTCGAACGTCATGGGACCGGTCTGCCAGATCGGCAGGAAACGGTGAGGCATCGGCAGATGCAGCTTGAGAATCTGAGGATCCCGCTTGTACGCGATGATACGCTGCGAGGGACCAGGTCCTGCGACTTCTAGACCTCGCACACCGCGCATCATGATGGGTATCCCAGTCTGCGCAGTGTAGACATTGTACTTGGTCACCCAGTCCAAGACTGACATGTCAGACGCAGTCGAGCGTGGTAGAGTCGCGATCCTTGCCAGCTCTGCCACTGGCAGGAGCACCGTGTCTGCCATCTCGACCGTCAAAGACCCAGTGTAGACACCAGTGATGGCCAAGTTGATGTCTCTGATAATGAGATCTGGCGTCGTCACCTTCGATGCCCAGGTTGTTAGAGCACCGACACCGTCAGCTGGAGCAGTCGTGTTGACCACGTTCGCGTCGTTGAACAGACCAGTCCAGTTGCGCACCGTGCTTCCGCGAAGCGCAATGTCGTCGATGAACTCCTCGGCCGCCCGGCGGGCCGCCTCGGCCTTGTCGGTCGTGAGGTTCATCCCGGGAATCATCATGGCCTGCCCGATCTCCTCGAGATCGTAGCGATATCCGATGCCGGCCATCTCGATACCCTGCTCGAACTTCGTGCGCTGGACGTCTGCCAGCGGCATGTCGTTCGCGAGGTGCTGAAACCACTGCGCGCGGCCGAGCTTGTCCATCGAGAACCAAGTAACCGACTTGGCCCACTCGTTGGCACTGGTGTCGACCGGAATGAGCTGAGGGTACTGAATGTCAGGGTAAAGCACCTTGACCACGGTAGCCTCGATCGAGCTGACCTGGGACGTGAGAAATCCCAGAGCCTGCTGAGCGTCTCGTACGAAATTGCGCATTGAACCTTCCTCTGTTTGACAGTACGTGAAGCAGGACTAGGACTACACCGCCCCGAGTGGACCGGTGAGGCGAACGACGGCGAGTGCGCCGCTGAGAGCCGTGGTCATCCAGCGGCCACCGATCACCAGAAACTGACCGGCGGCCGGTGCGATGGACGAGAGGACTCCCGTCACGTTGTTGTAGGTGACGATGCCGCCATCGACGACGTTGCCGCCCACGATAACCCAGATATCGCCCTCGGTGAGGATGCCGGCGCTCGAGTACCGAGGATAGACGTCCACGGTAGCACCGATGATCGGCGGCAACGTGATGTCGCGAACCGAGATGCCCACGAAGTCGGTCGTGAGCGTGGCTCCGAGAACGACGCCCTTGTCGTCCACGGCCTTGCCGCACGCGAGGCCGAAGCCGATGCCGGCCACGGTCTCGACAGACCGCGTGTCGACGTTCGACTTCGACATGTCGGCGATCATGCCGGCAACCGCCTGCGAGATGCGCTCGACGTAGGTAGTCTGCAGAACTCCCATATCATAACTCCTGTTGCTAGAGTCCTAAGACTCCCGTTGAGTGGTGCTGGTGCCGAGCGCCTAGGCGGCGACCGGCTTCTTCCAGGCGTTGGTCAGCTTGTTCTCGTACTCGCCGTACGCCGCGTCGCGCGCGTCGACTCGAGGACCAGGCTGGCTGAGAGCAGTCCTGAGACTGTCCTGAGTCTCGTTCGCCCTGGTGTCGACGTCCTTGGTGAGAACGGCGAAGGACGACGCGACCTGCTCGTCGTTCCAGCCCTTGGCCGCGGCACCCATGGCAGCGTCCACGACCTGACGACGAATGTCGCAGAGCTCGCGGCTGTCGGTGACGACGGTCGGCAGCACGGCGCGCGCCTGAGTGACGACCACGGCGCGGTCGCGCACCAGCTGCTCGATCTGCTGCGGCGAGAGCTTCGCGTCGGCGACCTTCTTCACCAGGGTCGCGTTCTCGGCCGTCAGGGTGGCGATGGTAGCCGTGTCGGCAGCCGTCTTGTCCTGCGCGACCTTGAGGGCGGTGGCTGCGTCGGCGGTGCTCTTCTCCAGCATCGCGATGTGCTTCGGAACGATGACGGCCGCAACGTCGTCGACCTCGATGGTGTTGCCGTCAACTACGATCTTCTTCATGATAGCTCCTTCTCCTGAGTCACCGACCCTGAGTTCCTTTCCACCTCTGGCGGCGGTGACCAGCGCCAGATGATTGGCTCGTATGTTTCTCATGACCCCGTCGTAGGACTCGCCGTCCTCCGTCTTGCCCGGCGTCATGTCGAGGTCCATCGTGTAGCCAAGCGAGAGTTCACGCTTGCCGTCCTCGACGTCCTGGATGGCGTCGCCGTCAGAGATCATCATAGGAATGCGAACGAACCCGCCGTCGCGCATGATCTCGTCTGCCATGTTGCCGACGGCGTACTTGCGCCAATTGTCCTTGGTGACCGCCTCCTTCGGATGGTCGTTGGTCACGGGCTTGTGCGCGTACGACCGCAGGCTGTCGGGCGCGAAGACCTCGCTCTCCGGCCTGTAGATGCGCACCTTGTCCTTGTCGGGAGCGCCCATCTCGTAGCCGCGATAGACCTGAATTCCGGTTCTGGCTATCCGGGGGAAGGCCGCCAGATAGCCGTCAGCCGTGCGGTGGATGTTCGCGCCCTCGTCGAGCACCAGCGCGGCGCCGTCGTCGTTGACTCCGATCAGCTGCAGAGTGTTCTCCAGGTTCACGCTGTCGACCTCGAACGCCAGCGGCTTCGCGTCCTTGGTTCGCGAGACCATCGACGCCGGCTTCTTGAAGACCATGTACTCGCCACTGTCAGACTCGACAGCAGCGTACGGCGAGCCCTTGTTGTAGAACAGACTGTCGCTGAGGTCGCTTCTGCTGATGGCGTCGGTGAACGCCTTCGGTAGGCGCGGGTACGTCTCGTGAATGAAGTTCTCCGCCGCCGCATCGGTGTCCTCGAACGTGCCGACGTAGCTGTTGTGAAACGCCGTGAGGACGTCGGCTGCCGCCGTGTCGGTGCTGTCGCTGAGGTTCATCTCTTCCATGAAATTCTCGACGTCTGCAGGCGCGGCATCGTACTCCTGGAACAGCTCGTTGAGCACCGGCACGAACGCCTCGCCGTGGTCCTCGACGAACTGCTCGTCCTCGTCGGTCAGGCTGAAGTCTTCGTTGCTGCGCCCGAACTTCGCCTCGTCCGGCTTGCGGCCGGCGTAGGTGTTGTCCTTCTCTGGATGCCAGCCGGAGCCGACCTCGCCCTGGTCGATGCCGCCCGCAGTCTGGCCTCCTGCGAACTGCCCTCCCCCGGCGCCGCCCTTCGGCGCGCGCGGGTGAGCGCTCTCGTCCCAGTTGTCGCCTGCCTTGGCGCGCTTGGTCTTATTCATGTCTGGTCACCTCCACGGATAGTCGTCGCGCATCCACTCGTACGAGGGCTTGCGCCTGAAGAGTCGCCTGAGGAGACCTGCGAGCCACCTCACCGCCGTCACGCCGTCTCTGCGACGCTCTCGTCCGTTATCACGAGTGGACGCTCCTCGACTCCGTCGACGAAGAAGCGGCCGCCGTGCGCACACAGGTGATGCCAGTCCGAGTCGACCGGAACTTCCTTCTCGTGCTTCTGAATGACTACGCGCACGCTGTCCCAGTCAAGAACCTTCCCGGCAGGAAGGTCGAACGTAAGAGTCAGGTCTGAGACCACCGTGTTCTCTTCGCTCGGCCTTCTGATCCACATGTCGAGGGTCCAGTCACCACCGAACAGATACCTGTCGTCGCAGATTACTGTCGCGTAGTCTCCGGTCCCGTCTAGCAGCAACGGCTGAAACGGCTCGGCAATTGCCGGCAGTGCCAGCGCCGCCATTCCCTTGAGCAGAAAGTTGCGCCTGTTCATTCTGTGGCTCCCGACAGTCTCCCGAGCTCCAAGATCCACTCGGGGTGATCGCTGATGCGATGGTCTTTGTTAGAGAGCATGGCCAGCATCAGCTCGATGACCTGCTCCCTCTCCGACGACACGTGCGCGTGCTGGCGCATCATCGTCCTGATCTTCTCGCGCGCCTCGGCCAGCTGAGCCTCGCGCGCGGTGGCGTGCACCGCGCCCTCGACGCGGAGGGCGTCGCGCTGGCGCTCCTGCTCGACCTCCTCCACCTTGCCGCTGCTGAGGCGCACCACCGCGCGCGCCAGCAGGAGGCTTAGGTCTTCGATACCGCGCCCGCGCGCGCCGACGATCTTGTAGGCGACACCGAGCGCGCGCTGCAGCTCGTCGTCGGGCTTCTCGCCGAAGTTCGACACCTCGCCGAGAAGCATGTTCTTCAGATCACGCGTCGAGTGCTGCGCGAACGCGGTCGGCTCGCTCACGGCCTGTCGCCCCACCAGTTCTGACTAGAGGCCCACGGGTAGAAGAGTCGCACCAGAACCAGAATGGCGATGAGCGCGAACATCACCATGAGAATAGTGAGAATGTTCGGAGGAATGTGAATTCCGAGCACGCCCAGCACCCACACGATCAGGTAGTAGCAGATCGCGATGCAGCACAGATACAGCAGCGCGCGTATGACTCTCTCGATCATTCCCATTGCTCTCTCCTTCGCTACGAGGTGGTTCGCCTCTGCGCCTTGAAGTGATACTCCCAGTGCCCCATGCCGGCCGGCGTCGTCGCGTCTATCACCGCGACGTACTCGCCGCCCTCGACCCACGCGAGAGCGGGAGGCAGCGACAGTTCGTAGTCGCCGCCACCGATGTCTATCATGTTCTGCGGCCACGCCGCTCCCGCCAGCTGCGCGCCGGCCTTCGTGTTGACGGTCACCGCCACTGCGGCACCGACGATCGCCGACCCGTCGGTCTCCTTGCTCAGGTCCTTGAGCTGCAGCAGATTCGTGTTGCTGAGATACACGGGCATCTAGTCTCCTCACTCGCAGATCTCTATTCCTGGCTCGCCGCCCACTGCCGGCTCGGTCGACGTCTCCGCCGAAGTTGCCGGCGCGGACGAGGGAGCGGCAGAAGCGACTGGTGTCGTAGACGTAGCAGCCAGCACGGCTGGCGCGGTCGACAAGAGTGCGTTCGTCGAGGCGCTGATCGTGATGCTGCCGCAGACCAGCGTCAGCAGAGTAAACGCCGGTCCCTCCTGCACCTCGTAGCGCAGATAGACCCTGTCGGGCGTCGGTATCTGCGCCCGCGCGATGATGCTGGCCAGCCGCCCCAGACGCCGAGCGTCGAAGGGCGGATCGTCGACCCGCACCGCGAGAGCCGCAGGAAACAGCGGCCGATGCCGCTGCGGCGCCACGTACGGCGCGAACCAGTGAGCGACGCTCCAGCCCGCACCTCGCAGCGACACGGGCGCAAAGTCCACCTGCGCCTGCTGAGCAAGCGCCGCAGCCCCCGGCTGGCGCTGCGCGCCGGGATACAGACCGTCGTACCACGCGCGCGCGGGCATGCGCGAGACTATGGACGGCGGCGGGTCCACCGACTGGCCCGGTATGCCGGGCGACAGCTGCTGCCGCACTGGCGCGAGCGGCTGAGCGGCGTAGTGCACGGCCGCCGGCTGCTGCAGTCGCGCAGGAGGCGGCGCGTCTGCGGACTGCCCCGGCACGCCGGGCGAGAGCAGGCGCGGCAGCACCGGGGGAGCCGCCTGGACCACCCACCACCGCAGCGCCAGAGTCTCGCGCGCGTACGACTGATCGGCCGCAGCTGCAGCCACGCTCTCCTGAACCAGCTTCGGGTACTGCACCTGAAGCGGAGTCGGCGGCTGCGGCGGAACGACGAACGCCCTGAAGCGTGGAGGGTCGTCGACCGACCATCCAGGAGGTGCCGCAGTGTGCGTGACGAACTGAGCCGGTCGGTACGGCAGCACGCCCGCGAACCACGCCGTGAGCTGCACCTGCAGCGGCGTGCGACCGGCGTGCATCGGAATCGGCGAGTCCTCCGGCACCGCGGTGATGGAGGGACTCAGCAGTCTCGGCAGTGTCGGAAGCGGCTGCTCGCGCTGCCACGAGCGAATTACACTGTCAACGACCCGCGCGAAGGGCGTGCTGTCCGCCGCAGCGGCGACGAACTCCTGCACGAGATAGCGGCGCTGAACGTCGAAGAACGGAACCGGCTGCGGAGCAGGAGTGCGCGCCTGCAGGCCGGGCGGATTGTCTACCGACTGACCCGGGATTCCCGGAGCCATGTCGCGCAGCTGCGTCGGCGTTGGTACCGTGAGCCACCACGCCGAGGGCGGCACGGCAGAGCGCGCGGCCGGTGGATTGTCCACCGACTGGCCAGGAATTCCAGGCGAGAGATCTCGTAGCTGCGTCGGCGCTGGAGTGCTCAGCCACCACGCCGACGATGGAATGGTCGAGCGAGCAGCTGGCGGATTGTCAACCGACTGCCCCGGTATCCCGGACGACATGTCAGAGTCCGAGCGCTGCTGAGGCGACAGCGCGACGGCCCACCACGACGAGTGAAACGGCGGCTGCGCCCTCCTGACTGGAGGCGCGTCTACAGGCACCGCCTCGAAGGCGGGCGACAGGTCCCTTGCTTGATAGGGCTGCTGCCCGCCGACGAAGACCGGCGGCGGTACGCGGTAGACTGATCCGGCCACGAACTCCTAGACCTCCCGGAATATTGTACCGAACGCCCATCCAGTGAGCGTGGTCGGTGCAGCCGGAAAAAACAGACCGAGTCCAGACGCTGAGCCGGCCGGCATGATGATGGTCTCAGGAGGAGTCGGCACGTGCAGCCAGCCGTTCAGCACGTTGAACACGTCGTCGAAGATGGCGGTCTTGGCGCCGGCACCCTCTGCAGACGCGTTGACTCCGCTGGTGCCAGCCGCGCCCGCCGTGCCGCCCGTGATGATGGACGCGTTGGGATCAGCGCGCTTGAGCTTGGCCGGCGTCGCAGACACCAGCGTCGGAAACGCGGTGACCTGCGTCTCGAGCTGAGCGCGCTGCTGCGCCGAGGTGGCGTTCGCAGCCTGACCGATCCAGAACCGAGTGAACTCGATGTTCAGGTTCGGGGCTGCGGTCGGATTGAGAAACAAGAGCGTGGTGGCACCGAGAACGGTAAGACCAGCCGCGCCTCCAGCAGACAGGGCGAACTCACGCATAGTTTCAGTCTCCTTCTTTCAGTAGAGCGATGAAGTTTCAAACGAAGGTCCGTCCGTTCCACGTTCGCCACCTATCGGACCCGTAGATGCGAACCTTGCCTTGCCGATACTCGATGCGACAGGCCATCTCGCCGGTCTTGCGCGGCTTCAAGTCCGGCGGCGACGCGACGACGACGTCGAACTCGAACTCGCCCGTGCGCCAGCCGCCCTGGTCGAAGCCCAGAGTCCACATGTTGCCCTGCCCGTCCTGTATCATGAGAGCAGGAGGAATGCTGACGTAGGCCTCAGTCTCGTGGGTCTGCTCGCCCTTGGGGCGACGCATGAACGGGAACAGGCGAGGGTCCAGAGTGTCCGACATGCAGTCCTCAGTGTGCTAGAAGTGGAGCGAGCTGATAGTGAGGCTGATAGGGAACCTGACCGCCAGCTGCGGCCGGCTTGAGCGAGACACCGCCCATCGCGTACGAGACGGCGCCTGTCGCCCACGACCACGACATCGTTACGGACGCCGCGCCCGCCTCCTCCGACGACTTTCCAGAGTGCTCGCCAACGACGACGACGCTGTTGCGCTGCGTCTGCCCGGCGCCGACCGTGACCGTGCCGGTGGCGCCGACCGCGAGCCCGTCGACCACCAGCTCGCCGGCCGCCGACGTGATGTTGACTGTCGCCGTAGACGCCGAACCGTTCGTCGCGGTGTTGGCAGTGCCGGTCGGAGTGGTCTGGTCGACGCCGGTGAATGAGACGCCCATGGCGCTCACGCCGTCGTTGGCTGACGTGATGGTCGCCACGATGTTGTGCGCGCCGGTCGCGGGAGCCTTCAGGCCAAACGCGACGCAGCGAATCCCGCCGACGGTGGCGTTCCACAGGGCCGTGCCCATGGAGACGCCGTTGTAGGTGCAAGCCGTGACGTTGCCGAGCGTACCAGACGTCAGGCCGATGATGGCGAGCAGGTACCCGTTCGCCCCGGTGCACGTGTGCGACCACGTTATGCTCGCAGGTTGAGCAAGCGAGCTTGAGCTGGACGCTGCGTCAAACGCGACAGCCACTAGCTGACAGTCGCGATCAGCGTGTCGAGCGTGGTACGAAACGGCAGCAGCGTGGCAGAGGTGAACGTGCGCTGCACGAGATGTCCGGCGCCGTCGAGTGTCTGCGCGAGCAGAAACCCGTTACCGTCCTTCGGGAAGTTGGCGATGAGCCAGCCTCCCGCACCGTCGACCGCGTTCAGCATCGTCGTGAACTCAGTCGCGATGTTGAACGACGGATTGTTCACCTGCTCTTGCGCGTAGACTGCGATGCCCGGCACGTTTCCGATCGCGACGAACACCTCCTTGAAAGCGACGAGCCGCTGCAGATAGTCAATGAGCTGAGCCGACGTGCATGTTCCCGTCAACGTGACGTCCTTCATGGCGAGTGCCTCGGACTTCATCGCCGACGCGAAATCCTTCATCTGCTCCCACCCGCGCGAGGGAGACAGAGCGGTCGGAATGCTCATGTCAGTCTTCGATCTTCTCGAGCTTGCCGCCCTTGCCGATGCGCTCGCGCGTACCGTCCTGGCGCTCGATTATCAGACCCTCGCCGGTCTGCTCCGTGATACGCTCGCCGAATCGGCGACGAGCCTCCTCTTCTGACTGCTTCTTCACTTTCTTCGCCACGGTGGTCCTCCTTCTACCTTGGATTGGCCCTGAAGCGATACACGTCTCGCTCCATGCCGAGATACTTGAACGTGGTGTTGCGCGGCAGCAGCACCTCGTTCTCTCCCTTGAAGGGATTGAACGGCGACGTGTCGATGGCCTTCGAGTCCTTCGGAAGGACGATCTCAACCATCACCTTCTTCTCGCCCGGCTGCCCGCTGAGGAACGAGCGCGCCAGTCTCTCGTCGGTGGTGGTCGACGCGAATCCCTCGTCTATCAGGTTGTCGCCGACCTTGAGTGCGTCCACGTAGGCCGCGAACTCCTCGCCCGCCGCGCGAAACAGCTGCATCACCTCGGTGGTACGCTGATTGCGCTCGAACGCCTCGTCGAGTGCCAAAACGACCTGCTCCTCCTGGGTCCGCAGCTTCGTCTTGTTGCGCAGACCCTCGTTCACCGGCTGATAGATGCTGGCAGCGTACTGCTTGAGCGCGTCGACGTGCTTCGGGTCGAAGCCCTTCTTGGGATTGCCGCCGACGAGAGATCCGGTTGCCGTGCCGCTGGTGCCCTCGGTCCACTCGCCGCCGCCGTGCTGCCCCGCGGGAACGCGCGGCTGGAATGGGTTCCAGTCGGCCGCGCCGCGCGGCACGAGGTCGAACGTGTAGATAGTCCTCTTCGTCCTGGTGACCCTGCTGGTAACGTACTGAAACTTAGTGCCGCGCGGCAGAATATATTCATCTTCTTCCTGACCACTGCTTCCGCTGAACTCCTCGACATAGAGTGCGTTGCTGCCTGCCGGAAGCCTGACCTCCATCACCGTGTTGTATGTTCCTGCGAACGTCGCAGCGGACGCCAACGAACCAGAAGTCGACACGTATGCTGAGTCAGTGATCGTGTCTCCCGGCTTGAGGGCACCTAAAGCGCTAACGAATCCCACTGCGTTAACGCCACGATAGACGACAGTGTCGCTCGACAGCACCGACTTCGCGATGGCACTGTCTATCGTCGCGACGACGTCCTTCAGGTATTCTGGCCCGGTACCAGTGCGCAAGGACTTATTAATCGGAGTGTATCCATTGCGCGTGTAGAAACGAACCTGCTTCTTCTCGTCATCGCCCAGATTCTGGCCTTGCCACTGTCCGCCGCCCGGCTGCCCGGCCGGTACGCGCGGCTCGCTCGGGTCGTAGTCCTTGACAACGCGCGGCACTAGGTCGAACGTGTAGACCTTGCTTCCCTTCGAGGCGCCGGCACCGCCGCCCACAGTCCTCGAGCCGACGTACCTGAACGTCGAGTCGCGGGGCAGAAGGTACTCCTCCTCGCCTATTCCGGAGTTGGCGCTCATGCTCTCGGCGTAGAGCACGCTGCTGCCAGACGGAATCCTGATCTCCATGGTCGGGGATCCTACTCCACCGTACATGGCCGCCGACAGAAAGCTGCCCGACGTAGACGTGAACGCCCTGTCGGTGATGGTCTCGCCCGGCTGCAGCGAGTCGAGCTTCTCGGTGAACTCGGCGCTGTTGACGCCGCGATACGTCGTGATGCTCTTGTCTATGACCGACTTGGCCACGGCGCTGTCCAGCAGATGCAGTCGGTCGAGCATGCCGGCCTCGCCCTGCCGCAGCGTCGAGTTGACGTGCTCGAACCCGTCGCCAGTGTAGTATCGCACCTCGGCCCTCTCGGCCTTGGTCAGGTTCTCCCCGGACCACTGCCCGCCGCCAGACTGACCCTTCGGCACGCGAGGCTGGAAGGGACTCCAGTCCCTGACGCTGCTGGCCACGAGCTCAAACTTATACGTGCGCGCAGGCGCGCTGCCAACACCGGCCGGCTCACCTCTGCCCACGTACCTCAGCGAAGTGTCGCGAGGAAGCAGAATCTCCGGCTCCATGCTCGAGACCCGATGCACGTCGAGCGCCCTGGTGCCGGCCGGCAGCGAGATCTCCAGGAGACCCTCGCTGAAGTCCTTGAACGAGGTTGCGGTCCTCGCGTCTGGAGCAGTCGACGTGTACGCGGCGTTGCGGAGAACGTCTCCCTCCTTCATGTCGCGGATGAGCTTCATGTTGCCGAAGCCACGATAGACCGTCATGTCCTGCGCAAGCGTCGACTTCTCCAGCGCCGAGTCGAGGTCGCGCTTCCAAATTTCCTGCTGCTCGCTGAGTCCCAGACCGAGGCGAAGATTGCGGTTCAGTCCGTGATACGCCTGTCGCGCGTAGTAGTAGATACTCTGCTGCTCCTGCCCAGTAAGAGACTCGTGCCCGACGGTGGCGAACTTGCCGCCCTCGCCTCGCGGGTGATCCTCCTCGTGCCAGCTGATGCCATCGTTCGCCTCCGCCTCAGGAACCAGAAACACCGCGCGGCCGTCTGGATACACGACCTTCCACAGAGTCGGACTGACCTGCGCCAGCAGAACGCTCTCGCCGTTGACCTTGGTGCGACGAACACTCACTTCTTGGTCCCGCTCACGCCGCGATAGCGCTGTATTCTCTTGAGCAGCGCCTGATGCTCGGGGCCGCCGACCACCTTCCCGGTGGTGTACTGAATGGAGGCCATGGACGCGAGCGTCTCGTTTATGGCCTGCTCAGGTCTGGCCCTTCCCTCGCCGACAGCCTTCCACCACTGATTGCTGTACTCGTCGACGCCGCCCTCCCTGGCGAACGTGGCGTAGCTGCCGAACAGATGTATCAGCGGCTCCTGGTATCCCTCGGAGCCGAAGTAGTCGTGATACATCGAGTGGGTGATCTCGTGCGCCGCTATCAGCTCGGCGTCCTCCGGACTCACGTTGTGCGAGAAGAACGTCACCTTCCCGGTAGCCGGGTCGTACTCGCCGCCCTTCGTCATGCGCTTGCCGGCCACTGAGAACTTTTTGTTCTCGTCGGAGAACTCCATCTTCTTGGGAGAGAACTTGAGCTCCTTGGCCACGTCGAGCGCTCTCTGCTTAGACGCGTCGCCGCCGCTGCCCTCGACTCCCGGCGCGCTGCCAGCACCGCCCTCGCTGGTCCACTCGCCGCCCTCGGCACTGCCGGCCGGCACGCGCGGCTCGCTCGGGTCGTAGTCTATGGTGACTGCGTCCGCGGTGCTGGCGATCACCGGCAACCAAGCGCACCGACAGTTCGGGTGCACTGGAATGACGTCGCGCGCGTCCTCGATGGTGTAGGTACTGCCCTCCAGCGCTTGACACTGCGGACAGACGTTGTCGTCACCGGCCGTGGCGAACTCCACCTCGGCCTGAACGCCCTCGATGCCGCCCTCCTCGTACGAGTCGAGCGTTGCGTCGGCGTGAGCGCCGATGGTCTCGGTGCGCGCTATGGTGCGCGCGCGCGTGCGACCGATGTCCAGCTCCTGGTCAAGCTCGCGCGCTATCTGCTGCGGACTCTTGCCGTCCAGGAGACCCTGCTGAATGATGTCCTGCATCTGCGCCGCCATGTCGGCGTCGATGCCCTCGAGCAGATCGTAGCTCTGCTGAGCGATGAAGTCCGCGCGCCGCTGCGCCGACTGGCCTATGCCGACGTCCACCGTGAGCTCCAGGGTCACGTCCATGCCGGCCTGCTTCATGCGCCGGTACGCGTCGGTGACGCCCTTGGTCACGGCCATCGCGACGAACTTGTTCTGCCACGAGTCGGCGTAGCCGGGGGAGCCCAGAATCTCGGAGTGCACCGCCGAGCGAACGAGGTCCAGGGCGCGCGCCGCGCGCTGCGCCCTGGTCGCTCCCCCGACTGATGCGTCTACCCTCTTCTTGAGATCGTCGCTTATTCCGAGCGTGTCGCGTGTCACGATCACCTCGTGCAGCACGCGCTTGACGCGCGCGAACCTCCTGGCGAACTCTGCGTCCCATCGGGAGGCGATAGGAGCAGTGCCCGTCGGGTCGGTTCGCGCGCGCGCCGCGTCTGAGACCGCGACCCCAAGGCGCGGCCGGACGCAGCGGTGGTGCGAAGTCAGTAGCACGTCAGTACTGAGCGTAGCCGCCGCCAGGAGCGAAGCGCCACGACAGACGCCCCATGGCCTGATCGACCGTGAGTGCGGCCGGTGCCAGCCCGATGAGAGCCAGCGCTGGATTAGCCGGCGACACCTTGCCGAAGTCCATGTGCCGATACTCGGCGCCGAGCACGAGGTTAGGTCCGAGCTTGAACTCGAGGCCGGCACCCACGTTCCACCCGAGAACGCCCTGGTCGAACGCCGACAGCGCGCCCAGCGTGCCGCCGTTGAGAATCTCGCCGCGCACGTGCGCCCACGCGGCGCCGCCCGTGACGTAGATCAGAGTGTTCGGGATCAGCGAGGCGCCGACACGAACGTTGGCGTAGACCATCCAGTCGATGGTCTGCTGCAGCTGCACGGCCGGCGTCGCGGCGATGGCCGGAAGCTCCTCGCTCGGAGGAATCTCTGGCGTGCCGGCCACCAGATCGCCTTTCTTCTTGAAGTTCCAGTACTGAACGCCGAGCTCTGGGCCGAAGTAGATGGTGTCGCCGAACAGGTAGCCGATGTGAGCACCGACGAACGGCGCGTTGTCGTCGAGGTTGACCTTCGTGGCCACGTCGCCGACGCCGAACAGCGGATTGTACGAGCCGAGGTTCTCGCCGCCCTGGATGCCGACGTAGAGTCCCTGCCAGCCGTCGACGACGACTGGTGCTGCGCGCGGCGCCTTGAGCGGCATGTCGGCCGCGAACGCGGCAGTGCCGAAGGCGCCGAGAACGATAGCAAGAAGAAATCGCATTGTCCTAACTCCCATGTTGTGAGGATTAGTTTCCTCGCCCCTTCCGTACCGGAGACTCTCGCTGGAGTCCCTCTGTTATTTCGTAGCAGCCTCTTCGGTCTCCAGCTGCTTCATCAGGTCGGCGTCGCTGACGCCCGGCGTCACGCCGAGCTTGCCGCCGCGCGGATCCTCAGTAACCGCCGCCGGCTGTCCGCCGTTTAGACAGTTTACCAGATCGACGGCGTCTTGCCCCTTTTCGAGGAAGCCGATAGTCGTCTGCCTGCCCTGCGCGACGAACTCCACGATCCACCGCATGATCGACGGGTTCCATCTGAGAGTGTGCACGCTGTCCACCTTTCTCGAACACCACTGGTTCGTCACTCAGGGAGCGAATGAGCACTCCGTGGTCGTTGTAGTAGCCGGGCCTGAGCCCCTCGGCGTCGTCGCCGACCACCTCGGTGACGAAGTCCCCGTCTATGAGCTGCACGCCCATCTTGCCGTCTGACAGAGGCGACACGCGATACATCAGCATGCTACACTCCGAAGAACTTGGCGATGCGCTCGCCGGTGCGCTCGATGAGACCCGGCTTGGGAGGCGCGAATATCTGGTCGATGCCCGACGACATGTTCGACGTGGCCCTGCCGAACACCTCGGACGTGCGCGCCCTGCTCAGGCCGAACGCCTTGCCGTTCGGAGAGTACGTGGCGCGGAAGCCCTCTACGAATGCCCTGGTGCGCGTGCTGAAGTACGGCTTGGCGCGCTCGTACTCGCCGGGAGTCATGAACTGAGCGGCGTCCCTCCAGAACTGATCGGCGAACCGACCCATCTCCGAGAACTCCTGCAGCAGCAGCCAGCCCGAGCCGGCCGCGTAGTCGCCGGCGTGGTCGGTGTTCTTGTTCCACTTGCCCTTCACGCCGCGCACCTGCTGACCGACCTCTACGGTCTGCGGATTGCCCGACGGGTTCAAGTCGTTCTTCTTGTAGAACGCGTTGTAGCCGCGACCAGACTCCAGTCGCCTGGCCTTGACGAACCTCACGAACATGCCGGCCTTCTCGAGAACGCCCGTGTACGCACCGCCGCTGGTCGCGAAGCGACCGCCTCCCTCGCTGCCTCTCGGCACGCGCGGCTGATCTGGACTGTAGTCGCCGACAGTGCCGCGCCAGTCCTTGATGAGGGCGTCTGCGGCAGTGGCGTCGAGCATCTTCAGCAGCGCGAGCAGCGTCTGGAGAACCTCGTCCTCGGCCTCAGGCTCCTCCGCGTCGCCCGTGAGACCGCGACGTATCTTGATGGCCTTGTTGAGGGCCTCGCGCATCTTGGTGCGTCCCACCGCGACAGTGACGCCCAGCGTAGACGAGAAGTCCGACACCGCCTGATGAATCATGGCCTCTGTGACGTGGTCGACGCCTGCGAGCATGCCAGACAGCGACGCAGCCAGCGCGCCGATGCTCTTCGAGCGCCTCTCGTTGTTCTTCAGGAACGCGACTGCCTTGTGCACGGCAGCTGCCGTGACGCGCTTGGACTTGGCCACTGCGGCCTCGCGCGTGCGCTTGAGACGCGCGCCAACGTCGCCTTTAGCTCTCTCGCTCCGCGTCGCCAGGGTCTTGTCGATTCGAGACTGCCGCGCCGCCGCGGCACCCTCGCGTGTCCACTGTCCGCCGAACGCCGTACCGGCCTGCGCGCGCGGCTCGGAGGGGTCGTAGTCGTACGCCTCGCCCCCGGCGCCGCCCGACTTGCACGGCTCGAAGATCTCCGGGCCGAGTTCGATCTCTCCCTGAAACGCCTCGTACGTGCGCGGGTCGGTGCCGTCCCACGGAGCGATGCTCAGGTGCGGACTAAACTCGTAGTCCTCGCTCGCGCCCTTATAGACCATGTCCTGGTGACGCCAGCACAGCGCGCTCGACGCGAAGCACATGACGAGCGTGTCGGGAGGAACGCCGTACGCCTCCATCACGCGCGGTCCGCCGGCGCGCACGCACATGTCGCAGCCCTCAGGCATGTCCTCGCCGCGCCCGATCTGACCGTAGCTGGACTCGCCCATCTTGATCCAGTCGACGGGCTGCCTGGAGTACAACACGGTGACGTGAAGGTCTTCCGGCTCGACACCGCTCACGTCGACGCCCTGCTCTGCGAAGTGCGCGAGTATCTCCTCGCCGTTGAGCACGTCGCGGCGCACGTACAGGCTGCGAGGCGTGGTCTCGTCCTCTGCGAACCTCGGCTCTGGGTAAGGACCTCCGTCCTTCCAGATGGCCGCGTTGGCCTTGTCGAACGCGAAGAGCCAGTCACTACCATCGCCTCTAGGATTGGACGTGTAGACAACCCTCTCTCGCGAGTCCTGCGAGCGCGCAGCCGGGGGACGCGGCGGAGGTAGAGCCTTGCGGCGAGTGAGCTCTGCTTTGGCCGCAGCTGCTTTCTTCTTGCCGCCGTTCGGGTCGTTGGGATCGTCCGGCGCCATGAGAGCGGCGCGCGCGCCCATCTGCGCGACGACGGCCTGATTGTACTCGTCGAGGTTCTGCTGGCCATACTCGTCGATGGCCTGCTCGAGGCCGGGATACACCTGATCCTCGATGAGCTGGTTCTCGCGACCCTCGCGCATGACCTCCGGTGGGAGCAGCCCGGCGTTGACGTCTGCCGTGTACACCGTGGCCTTCTTCACCGCCACGTCTGCGGCCTCGGTCTTGGACAGCTGCCACAGCGAGTTCCAGTCGTACGTCATCTCCTCGGGCTTGTCGCCGAAGGTGCTGCGTACCAGCACCTCGTCGAGCCTGTCCAGGCGAGGCGTGAGGTCGTTGGTCTGCTCACTCGCCAGCCTGTCGTAGTAGTTGCGAGTATCTTCTTGGCCAGTGGCGTTGAGGCCCGAAGAGGACTGACCGAGTAGACGCGTGGCGGGAATGTCAGCGGCACCACTGGCCATGAGCAGATACATGCGGATGATGTCTGGCAGACCTGCGAACGACGCGTTGAGCCTGTTCCACTCCTCCTCGCCGTCGAGGATCAGAGTGTTGGTGAGGGACTTCATAGAGTTCGCAAGCGTGAACCTCTCGATGAGCTTCGCGCGGTACTCCTGCGTCCCCATCATCTGCATGAGGCCCGGTATCTGAACGACGTCGATCTTGGCCTCGTTCACTAGGCTGGCCACGTTGGCGGCGGTCTGCCCGGCCTGTATCACCGCGTCGTAGATACTCTGCAGCGTGCTGTCGCCCCATCCGTCCTGCGACAGGTTTATGTCGGGGATCTCGTTGCCCAGGAACCTGATGACGCGCGACGGATGGATCTTGACTATGCCGGTCTTCGGACTGTTGACGGTGTACGACACAGGCTCGCCGTAGAACTCGGACGTGACGTCGAGGTCGAGGCCGCCGTCTACTTGAATGTCCTGCTTGTTCACCACGTGAACGTACTTCAGCTGACCCTGCCTGACGCGATCGACCTTGAGCTCCTTGTCATGCGAGCCCTGGTCCACGCCGAGGATGAGAGCCGCGCCGCCCCACAGACGGGCGCGCTGCATGGCGACCTTGACCTTCGACTGGAGCTTGAGGTCCTTCTCGGTCTTCTCGATCTCGGTGATGTCCTTCTTGTCGGCCTGCCACGAGCGCCACTCGCGAGTGGAGTCCTGCGCTGGACAGTCGATGATCTTGCGCGCTACCCAGTCGCCGCGATACGCGGCTAGCAGCTGTCCAGGATCGAGTATCTGCAGCGTGAACTGCGTCGACGTGCTCTTGTCCTTGGCCGTGCCGAGACCCGACAGCAAGTTGACGAGCGTGTCCAGGATAGGACTGTCGACGCGGCCCGGAAGCGGGTGAACGTTGCTCACAGACATACTCCTGTTACGAGCCGCCCGCCCCTAGGTCGTCGGGAACCCGAGGCGAGCGGCCAGTCGGCGCGGCTATCACGCTGAGGCCACTGCCGCACCATTCGCGCCGCCTTGGTTCGGCGCGAACTCACTGCTTCTCCACCACTGCGCCCGGCAGACAGAACGTGTTGAACTGCATCCGCTTGTCGAGTGCGCGCACCACCACGCCGCGCGCAACCTCGCACTCGGCTTCGCTGAAGTACGGCCCGGCCGTGAAGCCGTAGCTGTTCAGCGCCACTATGAGAACGAAGGTCTGCACGCCACCTGTCATCTGAACCTGTCCCTGAGCTTGGCTAAGATGACGACTGGCCACAGAATGACAGTCATCACCGAACCGAGGATGGCCGCGTGCATCGACACTACTCTCACGACCTGAACTCCTGGGTGAAACAGCCCCCAGAGAAGGACCACCTCTCCGACGATGAAGTAGCACAGCGTCATCATGACACGTGCATCAGCGTGTAGGTGCTGGTCTCCTCGACCATGAGCGACGACGCGACCCAGATCTTGGCGTCTGCCCTGTCCGGCGACCTGTCGCCCTGATAGCCGAACTTCGAGAAGTTGCAGAGCTCCGACTCCAGCTCCGGGAAGTAGCCGGCGTACTTCACCATGTTCTGGTCCTGCAGTGCGCTGATGGGTTCTGCACGCTGCACCTTGCCGCGCGAGGCAGTGACCACCTCGACCTTGATGGCCGGCTCGACGAGCTTGATCGTCGACACTACCATGGCTCCGCCGAAGTTGATCTCTGCCACCACGCGATCGGCCTTCCACTTCTTGTACAGCGCGGCCACGCGCTTGCCCCACTCCTCTGGACTACCGCGCAGCGTACCGTCCTCGAGCACGACTGCGTTACGCTTGCCGCGCACGCCGTGAGTGCGTCCCATGACTACGATGCCGATCGCGTCGGACTTCATGTCGAACTTCGACATGGCGCCACTCGGGTCCACGCCGATCTCGATGCGCTGAAACTGCGCCAGCGCACCTGGATTCGCGAGTGGATCGATCGGCTCGATGCGATTGAGTTCGATGACGTCACTGGTCCACAGAGCTCCCTCGATGTCGACGCTGTACTCGCCCCTCCAGAAACGTATCTTGTACATCTCGGGCAGGTTCTCGAGACCCTTGAGGTACTTCGGGTCCAGGTTGCGCGCGTTGTCCTTCGGCTGAATGAAGAACCGCTCGAAGTCCTCTGGATTGGGCAGTGGCTTGAGCGCGATCGGGTCGAGCTTCTCGCCGAACTCGAGATTGGTCCAGTGTTTCTTGGAGGTGGGATTTAGATCGTAGAATCCTCTCAAGGTCAGCCCAGTGTCCGGCTGCGCTAAGCGCGTACGGAGAACTACGATCGAACCATACGGGATCTGACTGCACTCGCCCGCGTAGATCGTCGCGTACTCCTGGCCCAGAATCTTCTCGGTGCGGTCTCCCTCGTCCAGTCCACCGAACCACAGCTGCGACCCATTGGGCAACTCCTCGAAGCCGTCCATTCTGTGCGGAATGCACTTGACTCCCGGGAAGCACAGTCTCATGACCTTGGGGAACGTGTCCAGCCACACCGAGGCCCGAAGCGCATTCGCGTGGTGCCTGACGAACAGGTGACGGGAGTGGGCGGCCCGGAGTCCACGCATGATCATCGAGCGGGTAAACAGGAACGTCTTTCCAGAGCGAGAACCACCGACGCCGCACGTGTGTGTCTGCGGCCCGGCCATCACGTCCAGCGCCGCCAGCTGTTTCTCTGTCAGCTGCACCGGCAGCGCTGCTCGCGCCGCCTCCTGCGCCTGCTCGGCTGTCGCGTCGACTGTCGCGTAGTCCAGCACCCATCAGACTCCGCCCGGTTCCTTGGTGCGCCCGACGCTCATCGAGATGGCCTCGAGGGCGTCGGCGCCGCGCACCACGGCACAGAGCACCTCGCCGAGCACGCTGGCGCTGAGAACAGCGATCTCGGCGCGATGCGCCTCCTCCTGCTGCTCAGGAATGTTTGTGCCCTCGAGGTAGCGCCAGAGCTCGACGATGCGCTCCACGCGCTCTGGAATAGGAGCCGCCAGCATGGCGCGCCGGCGCGACGCCTCCTCGTGGCTTCTGCCCATGTTCGCTGTTCCCTCGGTGCTGCTCATATGCGTTGGTCCACCTGGAGGAAGTTGATAGTGACTCCCTGCCCGCTGCCGTCGTCAGGCATTATGGACATGGGTCGCCCCTCGATGCGATCGAACACGTACTTTATGGCGTCCGTCTCGCCGTTCATGGCGTTCTCGAGCAGGGCCTCGACGAGAAAGTGAATGCGCTCGTGAGACTCCTTCGAGATGATCCAGCGCGTCTTCGGCTTGCCCTTGTACAAGTAGATCTCCTTGCGGGGCACGTCGCGCTTCACCACCTCGTGCAGCTGCGAGATCAGAGTCTTTGTGAGAAAGTCCTTGTGAGCACCCTTATTGCCGGCCGCATACAGATTCCCCTTAGGAGCAGGCGGAGGAGCGCCGTTCCGCGTGACCTGCTTGGAAGGCTGTGGACCAGAGTGCTCATCTCTAAGCATTTGATGTTCCTGTTGTGAATCCCTCCACGGCTGCTGCACCAGCATTCGCTGTAATGCAGCAGCCGCAGGGATTGGCCGTTTCGGGTGCGCGCCCGACGCGACTAACTACGCGAGTTCAAGCGAGCTCTCGCTCACCTGAAGCGAAACTTCCTTGCCGAACATTGACCAGAGCACGCTGAGGCGACCGGCCACCGACATGCCCTGCACCATACCGACGACACCGCTGTACGATCCCTTGACCACTCGAACACTGTCGCCGTCGTTGAACCTGGGAGGGAGCACGACCAGACCGCGGTCATCCTCGAGTCCTCGCAGATACTCGAATTCGTCCTGCCGCACACGAGACGGAAGCCCGTCGCACAGAAACACCGACGCGATTCCCTTCGTGCTGCACACTGCCTCCCAGCCAGCGCGAACTTGAAAGAACAGATATCCCGGAAACATCAAGGAGCGCCTTTCAGCGCCCCTCAGGGTAAACATTGCCATTCGCGGCAGCCAATACGTGAAACCCTGCTTCTCGACGTGAGACGCCGCTCGCTCCTCCTGCTGAAATCTTGTAATCGCCAACGCCCAGTAGGTTTTGACAGCGCGCACCGCCCGGCCCCTTTGCCCAAATTACCACTCAACCCGGCATCGTCGCTAGCACGGCCGCAATGCCCTGGCAAGGAGATAACCGGGGGATGCCGAATATACCGGATATACCGGACCTACTTGCGCGCGCGCACGCATGTACACGCGCGGGCGCGCGGCAAGGCAGTATACCCGGTATACCCGGTAAAGACACTGTTACTGCTTGAGTTTTCCCTACCGATTGTTAGTTGTCCCCGGTATACCCGGTAAACCCATTGTTTCTGCTCGCGTTATTAGCGCGAATCGCGCACTCCATGGATTCGCGTTTACCTGCGACCCCGCTGCGGTGCGCAAAAATAAACTCAAGCAATCTCAAGTACATTACCGGGTATACCGGATATACCGGACAAAGTCTAATACCGGCGGCGAGGTCTCCCGGTGCAGTGGTACTACTCAAATCGTGGTCATTACGGTGAATTTTGCGATCGCGCGCGAAAGTGTGTTTGCGATGCAAAGCAACCGCAACTGATTGCGCTTGTAACCAGATTCGCGGTAATTTGCAGCTTGCAATCGCTGGTGCAGCGTGCAACGGTGTCGCTACCCGTAGTGACTGCGGGCTCACCTGGGAGGGTGCATGCAAGAGCGATACAGACCACTCGTGGAGACTCTAAGCGCGACTGCAGCGCACGAGCTGCGTCGATGGTTCTATCTCAAGCGCGACGGCTCGCTGCACGACGCCGCCGAGATGGCCGGCTTGTGCCAAGCGGATCTAGTTCTCCGACTTCTTGAGGCCGGAGAACTTCAAGCGGCCGAGCACCTGATAGGCAGGAAGATCACTAGGGGGAGGCCCGCACAGTATCGCGGGCTTCCCCCGCCCAAACTCGGACCCGACGACCGCCGCGTGCTGGTGCTGTCGCGTCCGTCCGAGTTCGAGGGCGCCAAGCGCCAGCTCAACACCGCGATCTACGTGAGGATGGCCGCGCTTCTCAAGCACGGACAGCCGCTGCGTCGCGCCATCGCTCGGGGCGTGCGGCGCAAGGACGTGACCCTCGCGGTGAAGCGAGGGTACTGCGTCCTCGAGGAGTTGCCCGAGAGCAGGAGACACTGAGACATGAAGGCTGGAAGGCACCTGAAGGTTCACGGACGACCGCTCACGAAGATGGAGCGTCTCTTCGCGCTGAACTGCTACGTGTCGGGCGTCAAGGTCTTGGCGATAGCTGCACAGCTGAATTGCACCGAGTCGGCGGTGTGCAAGATAGCGGCGAGGGCCGGCGTGCCGGGCAGAAAGAAGAGGAAGCAGTAAGATGGGAAGAAAGCGCGCAGTCGCACTAATGATGCGACAGCAGGACGTGAAGGGCAAGCCGCGCGGCGGCGCGAGCCACGCCTGCCCGAAGTGCTCCTCACGAACGGAGGTGGTGGACACCCGAAGGCAGGAGGACGGACTCGGAGTTCGTCGCTTCCGTCTGTGCACGAACCGACAGTGTCTGCACAAGTTCGAGACGGTCGAGAAGGCCATGAAGAGGGGACGAAGATGAAGAAACTTGTGGTGCAGACGACAGCCCGTCACCAGGACGTCTTCAGCCGCGGCGGCACCGGCGTCAAGCGGCCGACGCCCTCGCTGCCGGTCTACGACCTGCCGCCGCACCTGGACGAGCCGGACCCTCCGGCCCTCGCAGCGCCGCGTCAGCCTCACACGGCCGTGCGCGTGCGCCGGCCCGGCAAGTGGAGCGTCCGGTGAGAGCCCTGGAGCTCGCTGGAGTGGCCCTGGCGGCGTACCTAGCCGGCCTGCTCACGGCCGCACTGGCGCACTGGCTGCGCCGCCGCAGCTGGCACCGCCGCAGCTGGACGTGCGTGCTGCCGCCCGGCCACGACGGGCCGTGCGTACTGAGGGAAGACTGATGGACCCGATAGAGCTACTGAGAATGCAGCTGGACGGCAACGCCGTGGGCGCGGTCACGCTCGTAGCGATAATCTTGCTGTGCGCCATGTTCGCCGGATGGGACTGACCCGAGAGCAGGAGACCACGATGAGCGACGACGGCGACCTTCGCCCCCTGTTCAGGGCGCACTTGCCGCACTTCGACTGGAACAGCGTCGAGACCGGCGCCACGGGCGGGGGAGTGCCTGACAGCAACTACTGTTGCGGCGGAGTGGAGGGATGGATCGAGTTCAAGCAGACGACAGGATGGACGGTGCCGCTGCGCCCGGTGCAGGTCGGGTGGATACTGCGCCGAACTCGCCACGGCGGCAGAGTGCTCGTGGGGTTGCGGCAGCGCGCCTCCCCCGGCCCTCAGCGCGAGGCGCGGGACCGCCTGTGGCTTCTGGCCGGCAGCAGTGCCAGGGAGCTCAAGCAGATGGGCATGTCGGACCACCAGAGGCTGCCCGCGGGCACGGTGCTGAACTGGTGGGACGGTGGCCCTGCCGGCTGGGACTGGGCCGCCGTCTCCGACATGCTGCTCAGCTAGTCACCGGATCGAATATCGCGCTTATGCCGTGCTGCTTCAGCACGCGCGTTATCTCGGCGACGAGGCGCACGCTGACGACGAACGAGCGACACGCGTACTGCTGCTCCTCGTCCCTGGACGCGACGAGCTCGGTGAGCGGGTCTAGCTGCTTGACCTCAGCCAGCGGCGGCTTCTCACTGAGAGACTCCCCCAGAAGCTCATGCTGAAGCTGCTGCCAGCTGTCCCACTTCTTGCCGGACTTCATGTCCTTGCCGGCCTGCTCCCAGTACAGACGCATCTCTGGATGCGTCTCGGGATTCTCGCTCGCGTTGCGCCGCGCCTTGTCGGCACGTTCTCGAAGAGCCTTGTCGGTGATCGTTCCTCCGAACTGGTCCTTCCAGTTTGGAATGCGGTGCGCGAAGATGGCCGCGAGTTCCTTCTCCGTCGTGTACCCTCGGTCGAAGAACCTGGTCGCGAGACACCGCATGTAGGCGCGCACCGGACCGGTCCACGAGTGGTAGTGTCTGCCCTTCTGACTTCCCATGTTTATTTCTTTCCTATTTATCACTTGACCAGCTAGAGATCTGACTCGCCAGATCAGCGGTGATGAGTCCTGTCTTGCGAGCTCGTGCCAGTGCCCCCTTGGGAACGATTGCCACTCTCTCATTCGTGGTTCGCCCTTGTGGAACACTGCCGCCGTACTTGTTATTTTTCTTGTAGGGTTTTCTAAGAACAAACTGGCGTTCAGCAAGCTCTGGACGCATCTTCACTGCAGCTTTCTTGATATCAGTATCGTTCAAGTCAACCAGTGATCCGTACCAGTGCTCGTATCGCACGGCGTGTGAAGGTTGACCATTCGTTATCTTGTCAACCAGCCAGCAGGTACGCTTCGTGAATGAGGCAAAGAAGACATCGTGCGGGAACACCGTACGATTTCGCATGACGCAGTTAGAGAGTTGACATCCGACAGTCTGACCCGGTGTCCCTGTTAATGCGTCCCAGACGTTACCGTCAATGGCCACCGACTCCTTTGCGTCTGAGACACGAACTATCCAGAATAGTGGCGCGTCTCCTGTTCCGTAGTAAATTCGTGTAGTTCTCCTGGGTCCTCTCTTCGCAGCCATTTGCTAAATCTCCTTTTGGTTCAACGACAATAAAGTCTGCCACGCCTGTCTGGCGAAGTAAACCTACCCGTAGGGAGCCAAATTATCAAGCAATGTTACGCTCCGTTATGCTCACAGCAGCGCTGCGAGCATGACGATGAGCGTCAGCGCGCTGGCACCGGCCATCACGGCCAAGGTCAGCCTCCAGTCGTCCAGCGACACGAAGGCGCGCCAGCCCGGCCACGTTGGCCACTGAAACTCGGGGCTCATGCCGTACTCCTCGCGCTGACTCTGCTCTCTCATCAGAAAGTTCGGAGGCGCGGCACCGTCCTCCGGTGTGGTGCCGGTCTTCGGATTGACGTCCTTCGGCAGCATGTCGTCGTGAAACTGGTGACAGTAGCCGCAGTACCGATAGTTGACGTCGTTGGCGTTGTAGCTGCGCTTGCCGCACGACGGGCAGGCGATGCTCGGCGCGGCCGGCAGCCCCCACAGACGCTCGAGCTCGTGCAGTGCCCTGACCTCGTCCTCCTTCATCAGCTGTCCTCCGGCCACGTCGTGGCACCCTTCGAGATCTCCTGGATTCGGCAGATGCGCTTCGTTATCTCGATACGCGTCGCAGCCTCCTCTCTCGGCACGAGCAGCGACAGAGCTGTGAGGATGACTTGCGGGTTGCGCAGTATCTCAAGTTCTGGAGACGACATTCTCATGACTTGGCCCTCCTGTCGTGCACGACGCGCATGATCGCCTCGCGCTGCTCGTTGTTCAGTCGCTCGAGCGCGCCGTGCACGCGCACGTCGCTGATTCTCAGGTTGCCGCCGCCCTGCAGAAAGTCTGCGAACCACAGAACGTCGCCGTAGGCCGCGCCGACGTGCCGAGCGAGCCTGAGGTACGGATAGCTGGTTCCGCTGCCGATCGGGTCGAGCTCCTTGATGAGAGTCTCGATGTCGCCCGGCTGACAGCTTGGAGTGCGGCCGTGCAGATAGCGCAGACGCGCGCCGATCTTCCAGAGTTCCATGTCAAGTCTCCTTCTTGGTTCCGACGTCTCGCGTGTGCAGCAGAATGCCCTTGGTCGGGTCGCCGCGCCAGTGCACCGGGATCCACCGCACCAGCGGCTCTGCTCGCGTCCTGCTGCCGCCGCTACCGTACTCGTGGCGGTAGGTCCTGAAGTGTCCCATCACGCGGTGGAACCGCTTCGCGTAGTCCTCCGCCGTCTCGCCGTCCTCCCGCTTGACGTGCTTGTAGCGCGCGCCGCCCGAGCCGATGGTCAGCTTGACGTGCTTGTACTCCACGGCCGGGTGCTGGCGCGGCTCCCTCGCGCGCATCCTCTCCGCGCGCGAGACTGCCGTGCGCACCTCGCACACGCGCGGCACCGTGAGGAGAAACAGCATGGCGAGGGCGTCGTGCATGAGTTGCGCGGCGCGCTGCCACGTGCGTCGCCTGCTCACCTTGGTGACCTCCCACAGCAGTAGACAGCCCTCGCCGCCCTCCGGCTTCTCGCCGGGCGGCAGCTCCGGCCCGCCCTCCTTGCTGTCGTCGTACTCCTCCGCGAAGTTCCACGGAAAGTTGTTCGTCTCTATCATCATGCCAGGAAGGGCGAGTCCCTCGAACTCCATCACGACGACGATCAGCAGCTTTCCGTCGCCGACTCGCCGCGTGACGAGAATGCCGTTGCGGCACTGCTCCTTCGTGTCGAGGTACTCCATCCACACGCTCTCGGTCGGCATGCGCGCCGTCTCGCCCATCGTTCGCATCGACAGCGCTCCGGCCTTGATCATGTCGCGGACCATGTCCATGGCGTCCTCGTCGAACACGAACCGCTCGGCCGGCGACGGCATCCGCTCGATCGCCGAGTACGCGCGCGGGTCGGGTGGCCGCAGGCACAGACGCACGATCTCGTGCACCTTCAGTCCCTGATGGTACTCCTGCGAGTCGCGGTGAACGCGGCCCGCGCGCAGATACAGCTCTGCCAGTGTCTCTCGCTGCTTCATCGGTGTCACCATCCACTATTGTGCTTCGTCTCCACCTTGAAGACGACCTCGGACGGGAACGTGGTTGACTCGTCGTACTCGTCGGTGAATTGGACCCAGCCGCTCTCGAACGACACTCGCACCTTCGTGCGGATCTGAGGCTGCAGGTTGCCGTCCCTGAAGAACACTGTCGCGTTGACGTACCGGCTCATCGACTCTCTCCCTCTTGACGGCGTAGCCGCGGTTCTCGCTGCGAACCATGAAGACCGAAGACGTGAAGCGATCTGGGTCTAGTCCCCGCCGCCGCAGCGCCTGTCGCACGTACTCGGCGCCGCACAGCTGGCGCCGCCCGTCGCGCCCGGCCGCGATCCAGTCTCGCTCGTTGCCGGCCTTTGGGACCGCTACGACGCAGACGTCCTCCATCGTCACGCCGTAGAGCATCACGTCGAAGGCCGGCTCGCACGTGTCGAGGTCCACCACCGTGACCACGGTGCACGCCCTCGCGTCTGGAAAGTGACTCTTCACGACTCCTCCTCGTCTGCGACCTCGCCGAGTGCCGGCTTGGCCGCGCTGCTGAACCTGACCGTCACGCGTCCAGCGTCGAGTATCTCGAACCCGAAGTCCAACGACGTGTGGCCGTGGTGCTCGGCCCACCTCTTCACCGAGTTCTGCACCTCGGCCCTGGTGCCGGCCACTGGTGAGCTCACCAGTAGCGCCACCACGTGACGCTTGAACCTGTTGCTGCCGCTCATCACTCCTTCTCCCTCTTTCGCTTCACGGCTGCAGCGGCGCGCACGCCGGACAGCTGCCTCTTCCAGAGTGGCGCCCGACTGTTGAAGTACTTTCTGCCGCCGCCTCTGCCACGACCGTCTACCTTGAGGCCGACATTCTGTCTGGGATCGTTGATCCCTCCGATCTCCTCGAGCGCGCTGCTCTCCACGTTGCAGCTTGCCGCCGCAGTCTCTTTAAGTTCAAGTTGAGTCGTCACTCGAGTGAGTTCTCTAGGACGACTGCAGTGCGGGCACTTGCTCGGTCTCTCCTTCGCCGAGCACACCTCGTAGCACCAGTCACACCGCCAGTTCTTCATCGCACCCTCCCTTCGTTCAACTCCCCCGGCTGCGGCAGCCGGGGGAGCTGAGGTGGACGCGCGCTCAGGCGCTGAGCTTGGCCCAGCCGCGCTTCGCACACTCGGTGGCGTCGGCCGCGATGCCGCCCGCCTTGGTGATGCCCTCGACGGTCTTGGCCTTGCGCACCTTCTCCACGCGGTCGTAGAAGATGCTGCCCTTGCGTGCGGGATTGCCCTCGGCGAGCCACGTGATCTTCGTGTCTCCCGACAGCCGCGTGCGCGTGCCGTTGCCGCTCGACTTCTTCGCCGCCACCTTCTTCGCGGTCTTCTTACCAGCTGCCTTCTTCGCTTTCTTAGCCACGGTCTTCTCCTTCGTTGGTTCGGTGTACCCGGCTACGATGCCGGGCGTGCTGGCAGCCGCACTCTTGACCTTCTCGGTCTCGGTCGCTGCCCTCTTCGCCTTAGCCTTGACACTGGCGCGCTGCTTCTTAGGCGGAGCTGCCGCGCGCTCGCGAGCCTTGAGTATGGCGCCGTGCAGCCGCTCGCAGGCCGCGACGCCCTCCTGTACTGATGCGAACGTCTCTACCGTCACGCCCGACAGACCGAGGTCGATCGCGGTGAGACACATCTCGTTGTGGTGGGCCACCAGATCCTCGAGAGACAGCTCGCCGAACTTGATGGTCACTGCAGCGCCGTTCGCTTCTACTACTTTCATACTAGACTCCTACCTGTTTCTGTTACGTCTCGGTTGTGGTCGCAATGCGGCTTACTTGCGCTTGGACTTCTTGGCCTTCGCAGGTGGCACTGCTTTCTTAGCAGTGCCAGTCGGCTTGACTGTCTCAGATACCTTGACCGGTGGCGCTTTCTTGGCGTCCCGGGTCGCGCCGGAGCTCGCGGACTTGGCGGGTGCTACGGTGGCCGGGGCCTCCTGGTCCAGCCTCACCCAGCCCTTCTCCAGGGCGTTCTTCAGTTTCAGCCGGCAGCCGCCCGCCCCCAGGTAGTCGGCGACCGGCTTGTTAGCGTGCGCCATGAGCGCGGCCATGCGGTCGTACTGAACGCTGCCCGCCCTGTGCGGATTCTCCTTGACCAGGACCGCGACGATGCCAGCGGGTGCCGGTGCGGCTTGGCGAGCCGTGCCCCCAGCACCCGCCGCGCGGGCGAAGGGATTCACGGCAGCCGGCATCTCGCGCAAGATCTTGCGCGCCTGCTCCACCTCCTTCGGCCCGAAGTGAAACTTGCGGTGAATCATGTGGGCGCGCTCGATGGCCTTCTTGGCGCGGCCCTCGCTAGGTGCCTTCTCGCCCAGCTCCTGCAGCAGTGCCCTGAGGTGAATCATCCCTCGGTACACCGCCGCCTTCGCCTCGGCCCTCTCCTCTTTCGCCTTGGCGCGCGCCTCGTCGGTGCTCGCCGCGACCCGCTCGAAGCTCTCGTTCTTGGCGGCCAAGCGCCGCGCCAGCGCCATCACCGTCGAGCTCTCGCGCGCCCAGCGGCGCGGAATGACGCCCTCGTCCAGGTGAAAGCCAGCCTCACCGTGCTCTCCGAACTTCGGAACGCGAAGTCCGTACTGCGTCAGCCCCGCGTTGAGCTTGTCGCCCTCGTCGTCCTTGACCTGGATGGAGTTCAGCGGCGGCGCGGGCTTTGGTGCCGGCTTCTTGTCCTCGACCGGCGCAGCCTTCGGCTGCGGTGCGTACGTGCCTCTTGTCTTTGCCTTGGTTCTTGCTGCCATCTGCATATTGCCCTCCTGTCACCACTAACTGTGCGCCGACTAGCCGGCGAAGTAAATCAGCAACGCGAACTTGTGCACCAGCTGCCAGACGCTCGGAAGGCCGACGGCCTTCCAGGCTGCCGCCACCGCGTAGCCGGAGGCGACGGTGACGCCCTCGTGCCAAGTCTCGGTAAAGTACGCGCCGAAGCTCACTCGTTCCTGGCGAGCGAGTAGATGTTTCGAATCGCCACGTTGCATCGTCGGTGCAGATCCTCCGGGTTCTCGACCGACTCGAAGAACTCGTCCTTGTCCACGTACACCTTGCAGCGGACTTCTGGATAGTCCTCCGTAGTATATGGCAAGATGTACTTCACGTGCAGAGGCGCCACGTAGGCGACTCCCTTCTTCAGAGAGATGCGCATTCACTTTCTCCTCCAGTCTCTGAACCACGACGCTAGGTAGTAGCCGGCGCAGAGGGCAGCGCTGAACAGCGCCAGCCCGTAGATCGTGTCGTCGGGGCTCATTTCAGCCTCCCGTCCTTGCGGTCGGACAGCTGCCGCGCCAGCGACACCTCGTCGCCTCTCTCGCGGCCCGCTACCCAAGACGGGTCGCAGCGCCGCTCCATCTCGCGCATGTAGCGGCGATGGCGAGCCTGCTCGCGCGACTCGTCGGCCTTGGTCTTCTTGCGCGGCTTCTCTGGCTCAGCTTGACGCGCGGCCTCGCGCGCATTCCATTCAGCCTCGTACTCGGTGGCGCGCTCCATGGTCATGTTCATCTGAGTCATGTTCCACGCCACGCCCTTCTCGACGCCGTCTCTCAGCAGCTGCTGATACCGCGCCTCGCGCGCGGCGCGGTCGGACTCTGCCTCTGCTCGCCGCCGCGCCAGCGTACCCGGCTTCAGGCCGAGACGAAGCTCCTCGTTCGCCTCGTGCTCCTTCTCGGCGTAGTCCTCGAGGATCACGACGAGACTGGTGCCGGTGTGCCACGCACCTGGATGCTTGGCGCGCGCCGCGGCCTCGCGGGACTGCCGCTCTGCCTCGGCCCGCTGGTTAGCCAGCGCCATCTCGTGGTTCTCGCGCACGCGCTCGCCGAGACGCTCGGCGCATCCCATGCGAAAGTAGTGCGGTCGCTCGGCGTTCTTGCTCAGGCGCCAGATGACGTCCTTGAGGTAGTCGGCCAGCGCGAAGGCGCTCGCCACCGCCGACTCGCGGCCGTACAGGCGGAACGACATGCGAAGCTGTCTGTCGCCCTCCGGCGTGCTGAACTCTACCTCGCAGAGGCAGAAGCAGCTCTGCGCCACGGTGCGCATCAGCTCGGGCATCCACGGCGCGCGCCCTCGGGCGACGCCGCCCTCAGTCTCCTGAGTGCGCCTCTCGCCCTCGCCGCCGCCGGCCTCGATGGTCGCCGTGCTGATACCGTGCTGCCGCATGATGCGCGCTGCGGCCTCGGCAGCATTCGAGGCCTCGCTCTCGTTGCCGCGCGCGTCGTTGGCCAGCCGCAGCAGCTTGCGAACCTTCTCGAGTACCCTCTCGTCAACTCCTGTGATCGTCCCGTTCATACCTGTCCTCCAGCTCCTTCACCCTGTTCTGCAGCTGCGCGCACTTGCGCGCCACCGTCTCTAGCGCGAGGTAGATGTCAGTCAGCACGATGTGCCGCCTATTCTGCGCGTAGTGCCGCGCCTGCCTGCAGACCTCGTCGGCGAACGCCTCCATGTCCTCGAGCGGCAGCCGGCCACTCTTCTCTGACGCTAAGATGCGTCTCTCGATGTTCTCGTAGTCTGGCAGCGCCACCGTCGCCTCCTGCTCGCGGTCCATGTTCTCGATCGCCAGCACCGCGCGCTCTACCTGTCGCTGCACCGCCTCCATCGTGCGCGCCTTGTACGTCGTCGTCTCGTTGTTCAGCAGCGCGACGTATCGCTCGTCGACGGACGACCACTTCACCAGATATCGCCCGACACCGGCGACGTCGACGTAGGCGATCGTTCCCTTGCCCTGCCTGCCGGTCTCCCATCTCATCGCACGCTCTCCCTGTCCAGGCACAGCTGCTCGGCTTTTGACTTGGCCTCCTTGAGGGTCTCCTGACGGGAGACGACGCCGCCGTTGAGCCGCACCACGTAGAACGAGTAGTGGCTAGCCGAGGACTTCTTGACCGTCCACGTGTTCGTGCCGCGCACCGCGAAGCTGTCGTGCGACTTCGGCTTGCGTCCCGGCACCGGCTGCCACTCGAGTATCTTGGTCTTCGTGTTCATCTTCTCTCCTCACATGTCCACGTCGACATACACGAGCTCGCTCTTGGCGCGCGTGCACGCGACGTAGATCAGGTTATCCTCCTGCACCAGCTGCCACTGCTGACGCGCGAAGTTCGACGGCATGAACTGAAAGCGACCGAGCACGAACACGCGCGGCCACTCGCGGCCCTTCGCCCGATGCACCGTGCTGAGCGTCAGGGTCTTCTTGACCTCGAGGTCGTCGTCCTTGAACATGTCCTCGATCTTCTTCTCGACGCACGCTAGGTCTGGGCAGCCCTGCATGAGCGCGAGCAGCGTGTCGACGCGGTCGCGAACCTGCTCGGCCTTGACTTCTTTCTTCTTGTCCATGAACTTCTTCACCTGCTTCTCGCAGAAGTCCTCGAGCTTGGTCCGCAGCGCGTCGACGGTCTTCACCGTCTTCCACCGCTTTGCCAGCTTGAGCAGGCCGGCGCCAATCTCGCGTCCCTCGACGTGGCAGGCTATGCCGCGCTTGATGAGTGCGAACGCCGTCGTGATGAGCGGCGCCGTCTTGCGACACAGAATGGCGTCATCCGCACGAAGCTCCTGGGAGACGAGCTCGCGCTCGTGAATGCGCCGCACCGTCCCTGCCTCGTTGCTCTCGTGAGCCTCGATGTCCGGAACGAACTGCTGCGCCTCGGCGACGATGCTCTTGCCGCAGCGGTATGTCAGCGTGAGCGGGTGCACGTCGCATCCGAACTCTCGCTGAATCTTCTCGACGCTGTCCGCGTCGGCGCCCGTGAAGCCGTAGATGGCCTGACGGTCGTCTCCTACCCATATGCTGCGACCGTCTCCGCGCAGCATCATGCGCGCCATGGCGCGCCGTATGGCGTTCGTGTCCTGCGCCTCGTCGATGAGCACCCACCGATTCTGCCAGAACCTCATGCGCTTGAGCACCGGCACGTAGATCATGTCGTCGAAGTTGAGCAGCCTGTGACAGATCTCGTTCGAGTGGTGCAGCATCAGCTTAGCCTTGTCGACTGCCAGCCTGAGGTCCTCGAGCCGCTCCAAGTCGTCGGCCATGTCGTGGTGGTCCACGAGACCCAGCCACACCTTATCGTCGTCGACGTTGCTGAAGATGCCCACCGCCGCGTTCTTGGCCAGCGAGACCAGCTGCGCGCAGAAGCTCTCGAGGTGCTGCGGCGTGCCAGCCAGCCGGCAGATCTCCTCGAGCTTGGCTCGACCGTCCTCGTCCAGGAACGCCCTGTCGTACACCTTGCGCAACGGCGCGTAGCCGTGACCGTGAAACGTGCGGACATTCACGTCCTTCCAGCTGAACTCCTCCTCGGCCAGCTTGAGCTTGACATCCTTGACGATCTTGGTATTGAACGCGGCCATGGCCACGCTGCCGAGCTCGTTGATCTCGCGCAGCACGTGGCACACGCCCACGAGCGTGGTGGTCTTGCCGGTGCCGGCGCGCGCTCTCATGAAGGTGCTCCCCCGGCCCCGGCGGACCCAGTTGAACACCGACGTCTGCTGAGGGCCCCACGCGATTGGCTTCGGCCTCGACCACGTGCCGGTCGCACCGTCCTGCTCTTCGTCTCTGATCACTACGGACATCGCTGAACTCCTACGTTGGCGCGGTGCCGGGGGAGCCGCGCTTACTTATCCGGCCGACTGTGAGTCTCTTCTACTTGACTGGAACGACGATGACCTTCCAGAGGTCGTCGATACACAGATCGTCGACCTGCATCTTGGACAGCTGCGCGTACGGCGCGAACGCCGTGCTGTCAGTCACCTTCTCGACGCGGTACACGCGCGGCGCCTCGGTGCGCTCGAGCGGCATGCTCTTCGAGTTGTCGTAGTGCGGGTACGACACCGTGATGGTCTTGATCTTGGTCAACTGCGCCTCCTCTGAAAATTGACAAACGCCGACGGTGCAGACCCACCGTCGGCAATCGCCGGGCATTAGCCCCGGCTGCTCATGACGACCTCCTGTCGTTGAACGTTGACGCCTTTGCCGAAGCAGCTTGCCGCTACTTGACGGCGAAGTACAGCTGCCCGCGCTTGACCACCTTCTTGGCGGCCACCAAGGCGCCCATGATCTGCTCGAACTGGTCGAGCCTGCAGCCGTACTGCATGAGAGCGGCGTACAGCACGCCACCGGGCGCGCCGTGGTCTCCTGCCACCTTGACGGCGTCCACGACGCTGTCGGCTATGGCGTGCAGAGCGCGCATTGCGGCTTCCCTGTTCATGTCGTTCTCCTTCATAAGATGGGCTCTCGGATCAGCAGCGCGACCAAGTGCTGCCAGCCGGCAGCGTAGTCCAGTCGCGCGAGCCGCTGCATGTGACGGGCGAGTGCCGGGTTACCCTGCTCCCGCGCGCGCACCGCCTCGGCCGCGTGGTACGCGGCATTCTCCTGAAAATGCGCGGCCAACGTCTCGATGGTCTGGATCGTCACGTCACCCTCCATGCTTGAGTATGCGGTGCAGCTCGGCGGCCCTGCCACGCTCGGACGTCGCCAGCCCCACGCTGGCAACGTCCGTGAGCCGCAGCTTGACCATGGCGTTGCGCGCGGCGGCGAGCGACCAGTCGCGCTCGACCACCCACGCCGGCGCCTCCGGGAAGTGCTCCCGGAGTGCCAGTACGTCGTCGACTCTCATTGTCGTCTCCCTCACATCTTCGCGTCGTCAGACGCGGCGATCTCGGTGATGTGGTAGGTCCACACGTCGGTGACCACCACGGGCAGCCGGCCGCCACTGTTGAGCACCAGCTCCTTCGAGGCGTTCATGACGCCGCCCTTCAGCTGCTCGGCGCGCGCGTAGCAGTCCTCGAACGAGCCGAGAAAGATGAGGGTCGGCCGCAAGCCGGCCGCAGCCACCTCTCGCGCAGACTTGAGCGACTGAAGTATGGTGCGCGCGCCGGTGAGCATGTACCGCGCCGCCGCGTTCTTCTCGGCGACGGCCGCGTCGCGCTCTGCCTCGGCCAGTGCCTTGACCTTGCGAAACGCCTCGGTGAGGCGCGCGCCGTGGGTCACGGCCATGTCCAGTCGCAAGTTGGCGGCAGGATTGCACGTGCTGTTGACCAGCCACGACAGCACCTCTTCGGGCTTCGTGGCGTTCGCCTTGCCGGCGATGGTCTCCTCGACCGACTCCAGGAATCTGGCCTTGTAGTTGGCGGCCTCGCGCGCGGCGCGCTCGAACGTGGCCACCGCGTTGTCCATCCACTCGACGGCGCCCTTCACGACCGTCACGCGCTCGTAGTCGACCCACTTGCGTTCCATGCGTTCCATGACTCTCTCCTTCTCTTGAGTACACTGTCGGGCAGCTGCACCAGCTGCCCTGCAGCGCACTAGCTCAGGAGTACGACTTCGCGCCACTCTGATCTCTTGCTGTAGCGCAAGTCGTCCTCGCTGTCTTCGTCCACGACCTTGTCCATGTCGTGGTAGCCTGAGTGCACCACGTGACCCTCTTCGACCCGGTGAATGGCCGGCGCCACCGTCGTGCGCCCGTGGTCGCCGTAGTTGTAGGTGTGATGCACCTCGGCTTCTGGGTTGACGCTCTTCAGTTCCTCGATGAGTTCTCTGACCAACATGGCTCTCTCCTTGATGTTGAATGCAACGCGACGAGCGAGGCCAATTCCAGCGGCCCGCCCGCCGCGTCCCGGCGCCCGTAGTGCGTGGCGCCGTGCTGAGCGGCGTAATTGCCGCCGCGCTCTAGCCGTATGTCTTCCAGCCGTGCCGCGCCAGCGTGAAGCCGAGCTGCCGCGCCTCGTCGCTTATCGCGAAGAACACCGGCGTGTACCTGACCTCCTTGCTGTCGGGCGCGACCGGCACCGGCAGAATCAGCCAGTGCAGCTGGTGCGCCATCTCGTCGAGCCGAGGGCCGAGGAAGTCCTCGACCTTGGCCACGGCCATGTCCACGCTGGCGAACGTCCGCAGCGTGCTGTTCATCTCGACCTTGACGTGCATGTTTTTCTCCTTCACAAGCAGTGGTAGCTGTCGAAGCACGAGCGGCAGCAGAACGCGCCGCTGTGCGTCTCCTTGCGGCCACCGTCGTGCTCGGTGTGGTACTCGTAGAGCTTGCGCACCTTGCCCTCGCCCCGCGTGCCACCGCACCAGTAGCAAGTCAGATCGGTGCGAACAAGCTCGCGGTGCAACTCGGTGCGCGCGAACGGGTCTCTCTTGACCAGTGCCATCAGGCCCTCCTCTTCTCGGACCAACTCTTGTCGTTTGCAGCTGCCCGGTAGCCCTCTCGGTAGTCGAAGACCTCCCACGGATAAGCCAGCTCCCTCTCGTCGACGGCCGGCTTGCCGCGCGCTGCGTCGTTGTAGCCTCGGCGGTAACCGCTCGAGGCGCGCTCTAGCATTGTAGGTGTAAGCATCGCGTGCTCCTCTTGAAAAACAAACTAAAACGGCGCGCGCTGCTTACCGCAACGCGTGCCGCTTGAAATCTCCTGCCCACGGGCCATCCCGCCAGCGATCTTAGGAACGGTTGAGATCCGGTGTGCCTTAACAACCGCATTGCCTCAGCGCCTCCCGGCCCGGCTTCTTCCTGCCGGGCGGACCACCAACGAACTGTGAGCCTTTGCCCCCACCACTCGCCTGTAATATCCAGGCCTCCCCTTGGGTTTCTTCCCAGACCCGCCAGCTCTTTAACTTAACTAACTAAACCCGCCTTTTTGCCTAACCAAACCCTGCCTTTCCATATATAGACTACCCTACCGGTAGGAGGCACGCAATCATTATATTGAGGGTATTCAGGGTAACGCATGTCAGCCATGCGCGGGCTCGCGTTTTTAACGCGGGTGTAATATGCTGGCAGTAAAATAGAATTTCTACTTGGCGGCCTTCGCCTCCCTCCACGACTTCTTCGCCGCGCCCCACGAGGGACCGTAGCCGGCGTCGACCATCATCGGAACCTTCAGCTTGACGACGTCGCGCATGACGGTGGCCACCATCTTGGCGTCCTTCTCGCGTGCGAAGCTGAAGTTCAGCTCGTCGTGCATCTGAAGAAGAGGAACCTGCCCCTCGCGGTAGATGGCGCGCATGGCCAGCTTCGTCTGTCGCGCCGCGCCGCCCTGAATGAGCGAGTTCATCGCCTTGCGGCAGTCGGCGCGCCGCAGACGCTTGTGAAACCACGGATGGCCCTGCTGCTGCAGCCGGGCGCGCGCCTCCTCGAGACCGCAGGGATTCATCTTATATGGACTACCCGGTGCGTAGCCTGCAGAGCGCTCGTCCTTTGACAACCACGTCGGCTCCCAGTTGTCGAAGTGAATACGCGCCTTGTCGAGCAGCACCATGTATCCGCGCTGCTCGGCGAGCTTCTGGCACTTCTGGTTCAGCTGAGCGTTGAACGGCATCTTCTCATCGTACTGCTTCATGATCGCCTCGGCCTCGGCCAGCGGCTTGTTGATCATGGTCGCAAACTTCGGTATGCCGGCGCCGTACGACTTGGCGAAGTTCGTGTCCTTGGCAGGCTTGCGGTCGAGGCCAGTCATCTCGGCGACCATGCTGTGAAAGTCGGTCTTCGGGTCGTTGATGTACTGGTCGGCCGCCTCCTGCGCGCGGTCGAGGCCGTTCATCACGGCGTAGCTCACGATCAGCCGATACTCCTGCTGGCTGTAGTCATTCTTGCCCCACTTATCCCCCGGCTCCGCCTCGAGGCAGCCTCTTATCTCCGTACTGGCCAGCTCGTCGCGCGACGGCCACTGCTGCAGCGGCGGGTCGGAGTACGAGAACCGATACGTCTTGGTGCCGTACCCGTCCTCGGACTTGAACTGATTCACCGACGCGTGAATGCGACCGTTGTGCGCGTATCCCAGCATGTAGTTGCCGATGAACTTGTCGGCCGCCTCGTAGTACGACTTGGCCTTGACACACAGCCGGGGGAGCCAGTGATCGTAGACTTGCATCCACGTCTTCTCGAACGAGCCCTTGCCCTTGTGGTCGCGCGGTATTCTCACCTTCTGGGCCGTGAACATGTCGTCGAGCCACTGGTTGTCGCGCAGCTCGTCGATGCCGATGGCGGTGGTGCACAGTTTCTCGCGAAGCTCCTTGAACGCGGCCTCCGCCCTGGCGTAGAACATCGCCTGAACCTGGACGGCTCGGTCGACGTTCACGCGTATGCCGCGCCGTCGCATCTCGTGGACCACCGGGAGCAGGTCCATCTCCAGCTGGTACGCCTCGTAGACCTCCTGGGCGTGCAGGTCAGGCTCGATGAGCTCGGCCAGCTGCAGCGTGCGCACCGCGTCAGTCTCGGCGTACTGCCCCACGTAGCGCGCCGGCAGCTGGTGGACGTGCGCCTTTACCTCGTCGCCTTGCCAGCCGTAGCAAGCCGCAGCCTCGCGCAGGAGGTCCTCGTCCTTGCCGGGCAGCCCTTTCCACCGGCACAGCTGGTCCAGCTGGTACGAGAGCCTGTTCTCGTCGACCATGTACGCCATGCACGTGGTGTCGTGCACCTTCTTGGGGCACGGTACCTTGAGGTCCCTGTTGCCCCATCCCACGTCGTAGGGCGCGTTCTGCATGACGAACTCGACGCCGGCCGCGTCGAGGTCCCGCTCCCACTGCGCCAGCTGCGCCGCGTCGAAGTTCTCGCTGTCTGGATGCGTCAGCGGGACGTAGATGCTTCGCAGCGCGCCGCCCTCGCGCCACGCGTAGGACGAGCCGCACACGTGACCGGCACCGGTCGCCCAGCCCGGTCCCTTCTTCATCGCGAGACCGTCGTCCTTGCACTCGCGGTCGAGTGCCACGCGCTTGACGCGACGGAGGTCTGGCAGCTCCGTCGGCATCGCCCATGTCGAGTCGGGGAGGAACATCGGCAGCTGGCTGCCGCCGACGTTGTAGTAAGTCTTGTTCTCAGACTTACTCTTGTACGTGTACTTCGTGGACTGCCGCGCCACCGCGCTACTCCTTGTTGGTGAAGTACTCGAAGCCCGGCTTGATTCGCCACTTGGTCTGCGCCTCGTCCCACGCGTACAGGTCGTGCGTCCACGACGGCGAGAGGCTGCGCTCCTTGCCGTTGTACTCCATGTGCAGAGTCGGCCAAGCGCTGCGGTAGTCCCTCGGCGCGCGCGTGAGGTCGATCACGTGCATCTTGGCGCCGGTCACCGGCACGTAGCACTTCAGTGCCTCGGCGACGAGCGTCGACGCCACCGACGTGTTCTGCATGACGACCATCGTCAGCGTGTATCGCTCCGACTCCGTCAGGTGCTCGACCAGCTTCATCCAGCCGGCGCCGTGGTCGGCGTACAGGCCGTCGAGTGCTGCTCTCTCCGAGTCGGTCTCAGCCGCGGTGCTCAGGCAGCTCTTGCCGACCAGCCACGGCGCGTTCTCGCCGAACGGATGCGTGTCGCTGCCGACCTGCGTCGGAGACGAAGTGAAGCGCTGCGCGGCGGTCGGCGGCGTCGGGTCTGGCATCGGATCGAAGCGAGAAGCGAAGCGAGGTACGCAACGATCGCTCATCGCGTCGCCGATGTCTCCGGAGTCTGGCTGCGGTGGGTTGCCCGTAGTTGCGTTGAACGTGTCCTGCCCGCTGTACGCCGCGCACAGCAGAATCTCTTTCACGGTGTTGCGGTGCACACCCGTGGCGTGCGCCACGCGCGAGTAGAGGTCGTGGCCCTGTCGCGTGTCAGGCTCGTCGACGACGCCGCGCGAGACCATCTCGGCCTCGACGAGCAGCAAGTATCGCCTGAGGTCTCGCACCTCGGCGAGCACGCTGCCGTCCTTGCCAGTCGGGTCCTTTCGGATCATGGCGAAGACGTTCTCAGCCGCGTACGAGTCAAGAAGGAAGTTCACCTCGCTGCTGTTCAAGTTGACCTTTGAGTCGCGGTGATCGTCTGGATTGAACCCGTCTGGAGCTTCGGGTCTCTTCATCATCTCCAGCAGCCTGTCGATCTTGCGGCGAAGCATGAACCACGCGCTGCGCCCGCCGCTGCGCTTCCAGCTGCCCTGGTACGTGGCCTCCTTCATCTTCAGGTGCATCACGTCGCCGATAGCGACTGGATACAGCTGCTCCAAGTGCTTCATGTCGTGCGGCCTCATGACACTATACTCCATTTATCTGAAACCACTCGTTCAACTTTGGTGCGTCTTCCGCAGAGACTACGTTGAAGGCCGCCTCTGCGGTGTCGTCTACGATGGGCCGCGCGTAACCGTTTCCCAGTCGCATCTCGTGCCAGCCGGTCTCCCACATCTCCATGAGGTCGGCGACCTTGACTCGCCGAAACTCCCAGTCGGCCAGGTCCGGAAGCACCACGCCGAGTCGCTCGTAGCCAAGCGCTTCGACCTTCTCGTACTCCTTCTTGAAACCAGGAGACAGCTGCTTCGCCGGAAACGGTGTGTCGCCGGCCGTCAGCTCGCCGCTGTCGTGGTGCAGAATGTAGTAGAGAACCTCGGCGCGCGGCAAGCCGAAGATCTCCACGTACAGCGTAGCGACGCGCGCGCTGTGCTCACCCACCGTCTGTGGATGCAGCATCGGCCACGTGTGGTACCTCTTCACTCGCAGCGCCAGCGCTCTGGACTGCATCATCTGGTCTCTTCTCACTTGCCTTCTCCTTGTTGCGCCTCTGGAGCCACTCGACGGCGGCCACGCTCCAGTCCTGCGCGTCGACCTCTCGGGCGCAGTGCATGGCCTCGGCCCTCGCGCCCTTCTTGTGAAAGTAGTGCGCCATCATCATCATCTCGAGAGTGGTGGCGAACCAGTCGTTCTTGTAGTGCGGCGACTCGGTCTCCTGATTGTACTCGATGAACCACCGCCAGAACATCTTCACGTCCTCGTCGATGTAGTCCGGACGATTGAACATCGGCTCGGACGACACCTTCGGCAGCGAGCGGATACTGTCCCTCTCCTCGTACCGATTGTCCATGAGCATCACGTTCAGAGAGAAATACTTGCCGGTTGCCGCCGCCCTCTGCTTCAGCACGTCCAGGAACGCCGTGTACGCGTGATAGTTGTTCGACAACTGATACATCACTCCGACCTCGCAGCCAGTACGCGCCGCGACGTACTCCTGGAGCACGCTGAAGTGCACCGCGTTGGCACCGTGCGCACCCCAGATCAAGTCGTTGCTGCGGCAGCACACCGTCATGTCGAGGTGCCTCGTCCACTCCGGGTCCGCGGTCGACGAGTTGTAGTGCTGCGGTCCCTTCTCGTACCGCACGCGAAAATACACGTGAGTGTTGCACGGTCGGTCCTTCCAGACTCCTGTCAGGTCTGCTCCACCGATCAACTCCTCCCCCACGTTGCCGTTACCAAAGTCCACCGGAGCCGTCAGCTCGTGCGGGTCCCACATGGCGAGCACCGCCTGCCGCGTCGTGGGCTCTGCGACCAGCATCTCCACGATCTTGTGCAGCTGATCGAACATGAAATGGTGACGCCACCTGAAGCCGTATGCTCCGTGCATGTTGCCGTCAGGCTCGGCGAACCGTTTCGAGAAGTCGCCGACGAACGCGTCGAGCGGTCGCGCGTCCTGCTGCCCTGCCAGCATCCACATCGCCTCGCACAGGTGGAAAAACGGGTTCGCGTCGCGCACCGCGCTGAACAGCACGCGCTCCGTCGGGTGCGTGGTCTCAGTGACCAGCGGGCCGGGGAGAACCAGGACGTCGCCGGCCCGGCTGCGCTCCTTGCGACCGAACTCCAGCAGCAGCCTGAGTCCCTGCGGCAGGGCCTCGCACGCGTTTCGCACCGTCATTCCCTTCAGCATAGTGGCCTCCTTCTAGTGGTGAGTGTCTCTTGCGTTCTTGGTCTGCTTCAGTATGTACTCTGCCAGTGCTACCTCGGAGGTCGCCTCGATCGTCTTCCAGGTGATCTCCACCATGACGAGCTTGTCGTCCATCGCGATGCCGAACCTGAACATGCCGCTCGCACGCGAGGCGGCGATCTTGCCGCCTCGATCGTCCATCACTCTCTCGCCGCGGCTTATCGCCTTGAGCAGCTTGGCCATGCCGTCGGCCTGCATCTTGAGGACTCGCAGCGGCGAGTTGCCGGTGCTCACGCGGTGCCCTCTATCTTCTCGTCGTTGTCGCCGCCCTTCTCGTCTTCGTCGTCGCCGTAGAACTTGGCCGGCTGCGGCCCGGCCGGCTGGTCCTGGTACTTTCCGTCGTACGGCTCCTCGGTGTTGCTGTCGAGCAGGTGAAACACTACCTGAGCGATCGAGCAGCCGGCCGGTATGACGATCTCCTTCGTGCCGTGGTGCGAAATCTCCAGCGTAAGGAAGCCGCGCCAGCCCGGCTCGGCGACGGTGTTGTGCACGGCAACGCCCTGACGGATCCAGGTGCTCTTGTCGTGCACCACGAACATCACGTCCACCGGAACTACAAAATGTTCGTTGGTCGCCGCCAGCACGAAGTCACCGGGCTTGATCCTGAGCTCCTTGTCCAGCGTCACGTCGTACCCGCACGGTCCCAGACCGCCGCTGTTTCCCAGCTTGTCCTTGAACCGCTCCCTGAACGGCAGCACCAGTCCCAGGCGCGCTGCCTTTCGTATCGTCTGCGCTGACAGTATCATGTGTCTCAGCTCCCTGTTGATAGAGTGACTCGAGCAGCAGAGCCGCCAGTTCGGCATTCATCGGGTCGTTGTACCAGTGGCACCGCCCCGACGGGTGAGGCAGCTGGCGCCACGTGACGCCGTCGATCTCCTGCGGATACACCAGCAGCGGCGGCAGCCTCAGCGCGTTGCGCGGCTCGTTGCCCAGCACCAGCACGGTGCGACCGCGATACTGGTGCACCAGCAGGTCGCGCATCGTGACGCCGGCACGCTTAGCCTCTTTCTTGTCCCAGTTTCTTGTGCTTAGGATATTCATGCGCTCGAACGCCCGCAGATAGAGCGACCTCGTGACGTCTGGGCGCCGCCGCTGCAGCAGCTTCAGGAGTCTGTACCCGGTGCAGCCCGGAGGATACGGGTACAGAGCGTGTCGCGGGTCCGGCGACAACGGATTGTTCATTGCCAGGAGTACTGCTCTCACGATGTCCTCGCGGTTCTCCGACGACCATATAAGCGCGAGGCCGGCCACCCGGCTCGGTGCCCGGCCTCGCCCGGCCACAACGTATCCCGTCCTAGCCGACAGACGGTACGCAGTGCCGGTTAGTGCGCATTCTCGCTCAACGTCGCGGCGAAGTAAAGCACTACGTCTCCCACGGTCTCAGAACCGGCGTCGCCAGCGGAGGACGGCTCGTCAGCGCCGCCGCGACGTCCACCGCAGTGCGCGCGTTCGGGTGCGGCAGCTTCTCTCGCCCGTGCTTGTCCGGCAGCAGCCCGACGCGATCGCTCCTGGCGTCGCAGCCGGTGCACGGCCCGAAGTTTCTGTTGCTGTGATACAGCATCTGCCGCGCCGCGCCCATGGCCGGTCCGTTCCACACCGCCTCGAGGCCGTCGTCCACCACGCTTCCGCAGTAGTACAGGCCGCGCCAGTCGTTGCAGCACACTGCCACCTTGCCGTCGTAGCGCACCGAGAGCTCGCGGAACGGTTTGGCGCACCGCGCCACGAGAGGCTCCTCGAGCGGCGGCGCACCGCTGCCGGCGTGATTGTTCAGGTGACTGTGCGTGCCCTGCTTGGCCTTGCCGATGTCCTGGATGAACACCAGATCGTGAACACCTGGACGCCGGCGCGTGTGAGGATTGCCACTCGGATCGCGCGGATACTCGTAGACGTTACAGAACGGCTCGCCGCCCGCCCTGTCTTGCTCCAGCGCCGTCCTAATCTTTCCGACGATGTTCGCGCCCTCGTAGTCGTCGAGAGCCAGCACGTTGAGGCCGGCCGCGAACAGCGCGTTGACGTGATGAGCGGGTCCGGGCTTCCGCAGCAGCCCTCCCCCGTTACTGGTCATCATGATGGACCAGCCGGGGGACGCCGCGCGAACCACGCCGACCATCTTCGCCGGATCTGGATGCATCGACGGCTCGCCGTGCATGGCGAACTCGATGCGAGGATTCCAGCCGGCGCGAATCATCTCGTCGCACAGCACCGACAGCGTGGCGACGTCCATGTACTTGTAGTCGTTGTCCTTGCCGCGTATGCCGCTCAGGCCGCAGAACGTGCATCGCAGATTGCAGCCCTCGACGAGCTCGATCTGCACCGCGTACGGCTGCTCCTGGACGCGATAGTTGCCCTTCGTCTTGTGCTTGCGGCCAACGACCGGTTCGAGTGTTCCCTTCTTCATTAGTCTGTTCTCCAGTCGTGGACGTAGTTGTTGATCCAGTCGATTTCTTCTTCGGTGAGGTCCGAGACCTCGTGTCTGTCTCCGCCACGGTAGACGACCCAGTTTCCCTCCGCGTCGGTGATGCACAGAGTGTGATCCTCGCCGCGAAACGTGATGACGCGCTCCCTGCTCACTTGGTCAACTCCCTGTGATACGCCCTCGCCACTCTCACCGGGTCGTGCGCCTTCAGGGCCGCGTAGCCGGCGTCGACTATCTCGTGGCGAGTCGACGCCGTGTCTGGGCGACTCAGAAGTTTCGCTAGACCATCGGCACCGTTCACCGCGAGGCAGTTCTTGCCGGCGACCATCTCGCCCTTGTACCGCAGCCAGTCCTCGTGAATGACGTTGACGGCGCCGGCGTCCCACGCCTCGAGCGAAGAGTACTGCGACCCGCCACCGTCGTCCGGAAACCACGTGAAGTCGACGGCGTAGTGACCCTTCGCGCACTCGCGCGCGCTGGCACCCCAGACCATCGGAAAGCCGCTGCGTCCCTGCTTGAACTTGGGAAACAGCTTCTGAACCTTGAACCTCGTGTACAGGCGATTCTCTGCGCCGCGAAGCACGACCCGAGACTTCTCGGGTAGTTTCGCGTTCGCCTCGAGGATCAGGTGCGTGCGCTTCACGAACGTGACCCGCGCCACGCTGACTGCCAAGTGCGGCCGCTCGTTGTAGGCATACTCCTCGGTCTGGTACTCGCGCACATACGGGTGAGGCACGAAGATGGCCTTCGGGAAGAACTGCTTCATCGACGGCCTGATGCAGAACGGCACGAAGGACTTCTTGTCCCACTCCAGGTGGTCGTAGATCTCGAACTCGTTCGGGTCGTGCACGGTCACGCGCATGCCGGCCCTCATCATCTTGCCGATGATGTCAGGGTCGAACGGCAAAAACTTCGAGTTGCACGGCGCGGTCATCAGCGACGGCGTGCGCCGGACGATCTTCAGGGCCTCTGCCGGGTCCACGTTGCGGTACGTCACGCCGTCGTACTTGGAGAACGGCCGCTCCACCTCCTCACCGCGCTCCTTGACCCGGTATATCTTGGGGTTCAGGCCGGCGCGGCGCATCCCCTCGAACAGATGCACCGTGTAGCTGGTGGTCCCGCCGCCGAAGCTGCGATACATGAAGAACAGTGCGACGCTCATGACGCCACCTTCGCGCTGTCGAGTGCCTTGCGCCAGGACACGATCACGTCGACCCTCTTCTTCATGTCCTTCCAGCTGGTCGACGTGCTCTTGCTCTCCTTATCGACGAGCTTGACGAAGCCGGGATGCAGCTGAGCCAGCGTGCGCGCCGCCTGCTCCTGCATCTCGGCGGTGCGATACTTGCTGCACCCGCCCGTGGCGCCAGAGTCGCGCTGATTCCAGCAGTACTCGAAGAACACGCGATTCGGCTTGCCCATCCGCAGCAGCTGCAGCGTCAGGTCGAAGTCCTCCATCACGGGCAGCCGGCCCCACTCGATCGGCAGCTTTCGCAGCGCCTCGACGTCGTACTGGTACATATTCATCATTCGCGTGGCGTCGCGATAGGCGTGCAGTCCGTACTCGCCGTTGTCGCCGATGTACTTGTTGTTGTTCCCCTGCCGAGCCGAGACGCCGACGTGAATGAAGCCGTCGTCCATCCACCGGTCGAGCCAGCCCAGCATGTTCAGCATCCGGTCCTGGGTCTCGACGATCTCGAGTTTCTGTTGCTTTACGTCTGGGCGATAGCAGAAGTCCATGTCGTCGTCGATCATGAGAACTCGCTTGGCGCCCTCCTCGCGCGCGTACTTGGTCAGTATCCAGACGCGCGTGGCCGCGATGCCGATCACGTCGTCTGGTACGGCGACGACGAGGTCCTCGCCGAGCTCGACGACGTAGCGCCGTGCCTGCGCTGCCGGCACGCAGACTGCGGTCCTGCTGAGAAGCTTGAACTTGCGCAGATGCCGCAGCGTGATCTGACGGCACTCGCGCCCAGACGACGGCACGCATATGAGAGTCTCTTTCATGTCAGTCCTCCACTGTCCACTTGCGGCCGCACATGCCGCACCGATAGTCGTAGCTGTGGTAGACCGGCGTGCGCGTCCACCATCTGCGATGGGTGAGCTTGCAGTCGATCCACTTGAAAACGCTCGACAGTGCCTTAATCGGGCGAATCATCGATAGACTCCTCGCGGCCGTCCCTCGCCGTGGCGCACGCGCTCGTACTTGTCGAACTCGCACAGCGAGTGCTCTACCTCGCGCATCTCCCACGCCGGCCACTGCTCCTCGACTGGACGCAGCCAGTGTCGATAGTAGTCGCCCCAGTCGCTGCCGCGCGGTTGCGGCCAGTGACCAGGTGAGCTCGACGCAACGAGCAGACCCTCGATGGACTTGACCAGATCGTCCACGGGTACTCGTCGGTCCACGTCGGCACCATCTATCCGGTTCATCCCCCGGCGCGCGCCGGGACCGGGGGAGCACCACGTGAGCTTGTCGGGCGCGTCCTCCAGGAGTTTCGTGTAGCGCAGGTCGCAGGCTATCTCGTACGAGTGGAAATTCCCGAGGTAGTCGAACTCGCGTAGCCAGTTCCAGACGCGCTCCATGCTGTGTCTCTCTGGCTCTGCGATCAGGTGCTTGGCGACGCAGTGCCAGTCCTCGTATCCGCAGTGCTCGTTCTCGCACTTGCGCTTGTGGAAGTCGTCGACGACCTTCAAGATGCCGTCTATCTTCTTGAAACCGGGCGGCGAGCTGATGATGTACGCTCCGGTAGCGTACGGTCCCGTCTTCCCGACGTACTTTAGAATAGAGTGCTTGAGCGCCTTGACGCCGGCCCCGGCCGCGTACTCCTCGAACGCAGTCATGGACGGCTCGCCCGGCCCGCCCGGCAGGCACGGCTGAAGGAAGATGGCCTCGCCGACCTCGATCCTGTTGAACATTCGGAAGAGTACGGTGGCCAGCATCACCTCGGGCTTGTCGCGCAGCGGCCCGCGCACGAAGTGCCGAAACCACGCCGTCGTGCGGTCCAGCTCGCGGTACACGTTGGTGAACTTGTACCGCGAGAGGATCGGGTCCTTCGTCCACTGCTCGCGCGGCAGCCCGGCCTCGCGGCGGAGGAAGATGCTGTGACGCTCGCGGCAGAACTTGAAGAACCTCTTAGTCCCGGCCATGTTGATCATCGGTGTTGCTCCTCCGCAGCAGCAGCGCCAGCACGAGCAGCGACGGTGTCAGCGCCGTCATCATGCCGAGCAGGAACCAGTGGTACGGCTGCATCTTGCGCCCTCTTACGGTTGAAGTAAAGGTTGACGACGCCCGGACCGCACGACGCGCGCCGTGTGCCTCCCGTCCTCGTCGAAGTCGACCTGCCGAATGATCCAGTCGAGGTAGTCGCTCGGCAGGTCCTTCCAGAGCATGCCCTTGTACTTGCCGAACTTCACCTTCTTGAGAGCGAGATTGACCGGCGTCGTGGTCAGTCTCACGAGCTCGTCGGGCGTCTTGGACATCAGCATGTGCTGCACCAGAGCGGCCGTCACCAGAGCGTCCGGGAGAGCGCGGTGCGGCGGCAGCGTGGTGAGCTGCGGCACCACGAGTCCCAGATAGTAGCGCAGCACCTGATTGGAGTAGCCGTCCTCGGAGTCTGGATACAGGTGCTTGGCGCACTGCCACGTGCAGACCTGCTTCTTGGGAAGTCGGTGCTCGAGGAGGCCGGACTGCACCAGCATCTTTCGGTCGAAGGCCAAGTTGTGCGCGACCATCACGACCTCCTCGTCGAGGTAGTCGTTGTCCTCCTCAGCGATGTCTCCGGATCCCACGCCCAGCTCCGGCAGGCCTCTTTGCTGGAGCAGCGCCTGCATCGTCAGGCTGTCGTTCAACTCGCTGTCGCTTATGTGGTGCACGGCCCTGGCTCCCATCGAGACCGGGCAGGTCGGCCTGACCAGACTCGACCACGCGTCGTCCGGCTCGAACTCCGCCGGCCACCGCCAGCTCACGATCCCCACCTCCACGACCTGGTCCTGGTCGCTCATTCCCGTCGTCTCCGTGTCCACTACCGCGATCCTCATAGGTCTTCTCCAGTGTCAGTCCGATGTTGAGGGCGGCCACGATGTGCGCGTTCTGCCACGTGGCCATTCGTCGCCTCGTCAGAGGCTCGCCGCCATCGATGACGGCGGCGATTTCTGCGTAGAGCAGGCCGGCAACCTTGCGCCACTCGGCCAGCTTCTTCTTGAGCAGCTCGTCCATCAGTCTGGTATCTTCGTTCCGTGCTTGGTTGCCCAGAGCTGAAACTGCTGAATGTCCTGGTTAGCCTGCAGGACCTTCGCGTAGTTGCCGCCCTTCAGGTTCGTCAGTCTGGTGGCCCAGAACCCTATGGTACCGGCCGCCAGCGCGTCGTCTCCGACGAGCACGAATACCGGCTCGTCGTCCTTGGCCTTGCCGAGACAGCCCTCGCCACGGAGCGCCGCCTCTAGAGTCTCTTTCTTGGTCGCCATTTCACTTCTCCTCCATCTGGATGCTTGCGAACCCACTGATCTTCCTTGAAGTCTAACTCACCAGACTGCACCAGACTCTGCTCGCTCTCAGTCATCTTGAAGCCCGGACAGTTCGTCGGCATGCTGGCCTCGGCGCCGCCGCAGATCGTGCACAGCAACAGTCCGCCTTTGCACACCGAGCAGTTCTCGTCGTCGCACACGTGCTGTCTGTGTCTTCCCTGCGCCATCACTACCTGCTCCTTTGTCATTGCTCCTCTCCACTTGATCAGCGATATCAGCGTCAGCTTCGCGCGGATGCGCAGCCTGCACGGGCAGTATCGCTCGCCTCGCATCGGACCCGTGCACGCGCACAGAATCAACTCCTCGAAGTGTATGGGAGTCTCGTCGCGCACGTGCTCAGAACTCTCCCTTCAGCCAGTCGCTCTTCTTCCAGGTGGAGACGCTGCCGTCCGTCTTCCACACCGCGCACTCACCGTCCGTGAGCATCACCACGATCGTCACCCTCGGCAGACCGCCGTGAGTGAACGACTGCAGCACGTCTCTCAGGACATCGACACCAGGATCTACCAGCACCAATGCTCTTGTCATATCCATGGACACTCCTGCGGCGTCTGCGACTCCACGATGGTCAATCGCCGCTTGGCCCTCGTGACCGCGACATACCAGACTCTGACCTCGTCGTCTGGATTCTTCTGCATCTCCAAGTGCGTTCTCTTGGCCATGTCCTTCAGCACGACCACGTGGTCGGCCTCGGCGCCCTTCGACCCGTGCACCGTCGACACCACCACGCGCGGGCGCTCGCTCGGCTTGTCGCCGCGCGCCAGCGCCGCGCGAATGTACTCGCGGTCCTCGATCTTGGCGCGATCGAGAGCGTCGAACCACGGCTGACGCTGCGTCAGCAGACCGCCGTAACTGACCAGCTCCTCGTAGGAGTACTGAACGTCGCTAGCCGCCCGCTGCACCGCGGCCTTCGCGTCCTGCGACAGACCAGACATCTGGTCGTACACGTGCGCCGCCTCAGTGGCGAATATCTTCTCGCCGGCCATCAGTCGAGTCCAGGCGCGCGCCGAGTTGTAGAGCTTCTCGTTGATACTGGTGCGGCCGTGCCGCTCATAGATGATGCCTCGCCCGCGCAGCTCGGGGCACACGTACTCGTCGGCCGCGTAGTTGTTTCGCGTGAGGATGAGAGTCTGCCCGTCGTCCACACTCACGTGTCGGAAGTCGCCGGCGTGCTGCACCTCGCCAGACTCCCCCGGCTTCGGCTCCCAGATCTTGGGGCGGCGGTGCGCTATCCGACCGATCAGCGCGTTGGCCAGCGTCGCCACGGCCGGGGGGACGCGGTACGACTGGCCCAGCACGCGAGCGTCGCCGGTCATGTCGATGAGGTGGTCGGCCTCGGCGCCCGCCCAGCGGTAGATGGCCTGATCGTCGTCGCCCGCTACCACCACGCGGCGGCAGCCCTCCGCGAGCTTGCGTACGACCCGCCACTGCAGCCAGCTGAGGTCCTGCGCCTCGTCCACCAGCAGCACCTCAAGCGGCACCGTGGCACTGTTGCAGGTGAACTCGTGCAGCATGTCGGTGAAGTCGTACAGGCCGTTGTCGGCCTTGAACTTCGCCAGCGACCTGGAGACTCGGTCGACCTCCGTCCACGGCAGGTTGTCGTCGTCGAACTCGTGGTACGCTCTGGCGAGCGAGTCGCCGCGCACGCGCGCCACGTTCTCCATGAACAGAATTCGGTCGCCCTCGTCGTAGCCGGTCCAGTTTCCGTCCTCGCTGACGCGGCCAGACAGCGACACTTCCGCCCAGTCTGCGAAGGCTCGCAGACGGCTGCCCTCGAGCACGTCTGACCTGCTCAGTCCCAGCTGACGAAAGCACAGCGAGTGCAGCGTGCTGAAGTACGGAAAGTCTTTCTTGCTCTTCTTGAGCACGCCAGTGGCGCGCTCGATCGCCTCGTGCGCCGCCCGGCGCGTGAAGCTGACGTAGCCGATCTTGTCCATCGCCACGCCACGCTCCAGCTCGTCGCGCACCACGCCAACGAGCGTGGTCGTCTTGCCGGTGCCGGGCGGCCCGAGTACGATCTCAGTCACGAACGGCCTCCAGCTCCTTGGCCGTGAACAGCTGCGGTCCCTCGATTCTGCAGTAGTGGGTCGGTGTCACCGGCGTGTCGTACCACTCGTCGTTGGTCATGTTCCACTTGGCGGCCATCCAGCCGCCGTAGTCCTTCTTGTCGTCACCGCCGAGCGCCGGCCTGTCGCGGTCGTCCTGGAAGTAGCCGGGCGCGACGCCGTGCAGGTTGCAGTCACCGTCTACGAGCTCGGGCGCGCGCAGCAGAAAGTCGGTGTCGTATCGCTCCTCGACGGTCAGCTCTGCGATCGGTCTCCAGAGGTCCTTCATGCTCATCCGAAATTCTCCTGTTCTTCAACGATGCAGTAGCACTCGCGCACCGGATGCTTGCGCAAGGCGGCGACTGCGTTCGCCTCATCCATGTACAGTTTGCCGTTGTCGGCCTTGCACTCTGGAGGAGTACTAGAACTCATGACGGCGACTATGCGATACGCTTTCACTGTCTAGGCCCGGCGTTCGCGCGAATCAGCTGCGCCTGCAGCGACTTCTCCTGAATGCGCTGCGCGAGTTCCCTCGCGATCTTCTGCGCGTGCTTCTCCGCCTCGGTTATGCTGAGGAACTCACCCTCGGCATGGCTGAACTTCATCATCTGCTTGCCCATGACGCTCAGGCTGGCGACGTACCACCTGCCCGGAGCGTGCATCTGTATGCCGGTTATCTGCGGCAGCTTGGCGATCTCCTCGCCCTTGAGCACCACCACGGCGATGACGGTGCCCGCCTCGCAGACCGTGACACACACGGCCGGCCTCACGTCGATCTCTATAGGTTTCAGACTCATGCTGCTCCCTTTCTGTACACGTACTCAAAGACCCTGGATATCTCGTCCTCGGTCGGTGGTGCCGGCACGTTCCAGAGACGGTGGTTGCGGAAGCTAAGGTACCACAAGACTGCGTTGAGCAAAAGGAAGCCCCACGTACCAGTGTAGACGATCCACACCGTCCACAGCAGCTGGTTCCAGCTGGCCAGCCGCCACGCCCACCACTTCTTGTGACCACTGGCCCACACCTGCGTGATGCTGACGACGGACATGATCCACGGCAGCACGTCGGTGACGAACCACGTCACTGAACGACTCCCCACACTGGTCTGGACTTGATGCTGTCGCGCGTGGTAACGCGACACTGATAGTGGCGCCAGTCCTGCGCCATCGGAATCAGCCAGTGCAAGTTTCCGATCATCACGCTCCAGGCTTCGTCCTCCAGGTGACGCGTGTCGTGCCAGATCAGCTGCTCCATCGCGTCGTTGTAGCCCTTCGCCATCGTGAGCTCTGCGTCGTGCATCGACAGAAACGTCTTGAAGAAGTGGACCTCGTACCCCGGCCCGCTCTCAACGCAGAAGCATCTCCACGTCGTCTCCGGCACGCGCGCGCCAGTCTCCTCGAAGAACTCGCGCTCCATCGCCTGCCCCGGCGTCTCGCCAGACTCGATCTTACCTCCCACGCCGTTTAGAAGTCCGGCCTGCCAACTTGGCTGCTTCTTTCTTACGAGCAGGACTCTTTGCTGCTCGAACGCGAATCCCGCCACGTATCTCACTGTCACCGGCTGGTCCTGCGGAACCTGAACTCCTGGTATCACGTCTGCTCTGCTCGGCATCTCTCGCTCCTCTCTGTTCTCCAGCGCGTACTGCTCCATCGCCGGTATCTCGTCCGCCCAATTTCTCGGGTCGCCGTAGTGATCCTCGTACGCCTTCTTGCTCGAGAACCCGCGGTACCCGCTTCTCGGCATCTTCATGCTCCACTATCACCAGCTTCTCGCCCGGCCGCATCGGCCGCACGTTGTCCATCGCCTTGACGGCCGCCGCACGCGTGTGATACGTGCCGAGGTGCGCCGTCCACACCAGCTTGAAGCTCATCGGCAGTCCACCACGAGCGTGGCCACCATGCGGCAGTGTCGCTCGGTGCGCAGCCTCTCGCGCGCGGCCGTGACCACCACCGTCAGCACCAGGGCGACGGCCACCAGCTGCACCCACTCGAACAGGCTCAGTCTCATGACCGCTCCTCGTTGCACGGATAGCCGCGCTCGTTGAACCACTTCGGCCACGGCTGCTCCTTGCGCAGACACCTGTAGTACCAGTCCGACGCGGCCTTGAGCATCTCCGGGTCGTTCTCGGTGAGAGCGAGGATGACGAACATCATCTCCTCAGCGCCCTCGGTCATGTCCTTCATGTTCTCCAGAAGTCGGGTGCCACGATAGGTCCCGTCTTCCTTCAGACAGTGCCTGATACTTCCAGCCATCACATGGGCTCCTGCTTCGGTGCCGGTAGCAGCGACACGTGCTGCGGCTCGATCTCCATCTCGCGCACCGTGCGGCAGTTTCGCTTGTGCTTGTTGTTGAAGTTGACCTCCTTCCTGCCGGCTCCGATCTCCTCCAAGAACGTCGACACGGTGTCGGTATCGGAGAACTGCTTGTAGCCGTTCTTTCTGAAGAACGTCAGCAGGTCCTTGGTACTGAAGACGTAGACTCCTCCCTCCTCGTCGAGCCACGGCTTGCCGTCGAGGAGGTCCTCGCGACGCTGCGCCTTGCGCCTGTTGGTCAAGAACTCGCGCAACCCGTCCCTGAACACGTTGATTGGCAACTCGTTGTCTGGCACTTCAACCTCCTGTACCTTCTGCATCGCGTCCTGCAGAATTCCGATCCACGCCTCCTGCTTCATCAGCGAGAAGACCAGATTGCCGCGGCTGGCCATGCACGCGGCGTGAAATCTTCCGAACTGCTGCAGCTGCTCGGTCGTGACCTCGACGCTGTAGCCGTTCACGTCAACGAACCACTTCGGCGGCACCTGCATGATCTTGCGAATGCCGCCTATCTCCGGATAGTCCCCTACCCTGCCGACTCCGAACTTCCTGGTTCTGCAGAGCCCCACGTTGCAGTGACTGCACATGGGCTCGGCCTTGCACGTGTACTCGTAGTCCTTCTTCTCGAGCGACTTCTGCACGCTGGTAACCTCGTCGGCCGGCAACGGCGTGACGAACGCGTTCTGATTGTACTGCTCGACCCGCGTCTTCCAGTCCTTGGAGTCGCCCTTCTTGTAGTACACGGCCGCGTGGAACAGCATGCGCTTGCGACCGTCTGACTGCTTCTCCTGTCCGAGGTGCTCCAGGCACACCGGGCCGTCCGTGAAGTCGCCGCGGAACTCGACACCGTGGTTTCCGTTGGCCTTCTTGCTGGTCTTCTTCGGCGGCTCGCGTCGCTTGACCGCAGTCTCCACGAGCTTCTGCGTCGTCGTGATGCTGGCCTCGCACTTGCCGACGAACTCGCTCAGCATCATCTCGGCACCGCTGCGCTTGAGACCGACCTGCGTCTTCAGCTTGCCTTCGAACGTGTCTCCGAAGTACGGCATGACCATCCAGTTGCCGACATCCTTGCGGTCCTTGTGGAGCTCAACCTGCTTCGGGAATATCTCGCACTGCGCCATTCCCAGCGAGGCCGCCATCTCCTTGAGCACCACGATCAGGTCGCCGGCTGGCTCCCAGTCCTCGAGAAACACGAACAGATGCAGCCCGCCAGACTTGCTGCGGCACGGCACCAGCGGGAACTTCGCCTTCTCCACCTTCTCGACGAGTGCTAGAAGGTTCACGTCGTACTGGTCGAAGTCGATGCTGCCCCATCGCACCTTAGAGTCCCCTCGTATGGGAATCACGCCCAGTGCCGTGTCACCCTTGACGTGGTCACTCCACATCTCAAGCGTCGCCTCGCCCGGCAAGGTACGCGCCGTGCGCTTGATGCTCCACTTCAATCCATCTGGGTCCCTCTCCGGTGCGCCGTGAGTCCCGTGCGCCTTCTCTGACCCCGCGAACAGTGCCGCCAGCTTCTCGAGTGCCGTCGCTACTTTCGCCACTAACTGTCCCCCGTCGCGTTTGCATGGTCTTATCGGGTAGACGACTCGCGGGATCCCGCCCTGGGAGTTTCCCTGCTGTGCCTGAATTCCTGGGAGGTTGGACAGGAGAGATTGTCCATCCGGTCTTAAGGGTCCGACCGGCTATCCAGGCAGCGCAGCCCGCGAGGCAGTCCTACATCACGTCGGAGCGCTCGCCCTCGCCGGTTCCCCCGGTGTCGGCGACCTCGTCGTCGGCCATGCGCTTGGTTCCAGACACGAAGGCCTCGTGCAGATTCCTGCCCTCGTTGGCCTCGTCGTCTGACGCCCAGCGATTGAACGACACCTCGTACTGATACCAAGCGTGCGTTCCCTTGCGCTTCAGTACTGGATGCAGAGTCCAGATCACGTCGTACCACTCGGCGCGGCCGCCCTCGAGCTTGTTCTGGGCGGTGGTCCACTGCTTCGAGACCGTGTGCCCCGTGCTGCTAAGCGGCAGAGTGTACGGCTCCGGAGGCTTGCCTGAGCGATGCACGAGTCCGACGTGATACCGCGTCTCGACGACATAGTTGCCGTTCGGTCGCTTCCACACCGTCCTGGTGCCACCGTCCTCACCCTCCTCCTCGACCTGCTCAGCGTCCTCTGGACGCTCGGGATGCCTGCCAGCCAAGCCCGCACGCTCCGGCAGCCACTCGACCCAGTCCTTCGAGAAGAAGCAGCACTGAAAGTCCATGCCGTCGTCGCCCTTGATAATCGGCTCTGGATCGTTGCGCAACCAGATGTCGCTCGCCTCGGCACCGGGTATGTTCTTCTCGTGGCCCTTCATGCACTGCGGCGAGTTAGACTGCAGCAGATAGATGAACGGCACTTGATTGTCGGCCGCGTCCTTGCTGACCGACTCGGACTTGTCCTCGCGCTGTCGCACGCGAGCTGGCGCAGTGCTGGTGCTCATGCGCTGAATTGGATTCTTCTGCTTCTCCTGCGGCGGCTTCGTACTGGTTCTGGCCGCCGGCTGCTGCGTCTTCTTCGCAGCTGGTTTCTGAGTCTGCTTGAATGCCATGTGTTCTTAGTCCTTCTTCACTGGTTCTGTGTTAACGACTTCGCGAACGTGTCCACCGATCTTCGCCAAGTCGGCAGGCGAAGGGATGTTCCCCGCGCGCACGCGGCGCCGGAGTTCTGCGGTGAGCGTGCCGCTGTGCACGCTCACCTCGTTTCCGTACTCGAACTTGTTCTTCTTCAGCAGGCCAAAGAGTTTCTTAGCCTGCTTGCTCTCTCCCGCCCCGAACGTCAGGGTCACGGCGTTCTTGATGATGTCCGGAACCTTCCAGACATCGACGAGGAACTTGAAGCCAGCCTCGCGCTGCTCCGGGGACGCAGACTTCGGAAGTCCGGCGTAGTACACCGTCTCCAGAGTGGCGTCGTACGCCGGAAGGTTGCCGGCCGCGGCGAGCGTTATGCTCGTCACCTTGTGCTGCTTCATCAGGTCGGGGAGTTCGGTGCCGGTTATCGCGGTGCGTGCGGCCTGCTTCTCGGCCAGCCGCGCACTCAAGTCTGCGATCTCACCGTCGAGCTCGCGTATCTCGGCGATCTTGTACCTGATGCGCTGCAGCGCGTCCTCGTCAGGCTTGCGCTCACCGCGTTTTGCCAATCGCGCGCGCACGTCTTCGCTTGCCGCCGTCGTAGTCGCCATGTCGGTGTCTCCTGTCCAGAACCGCCAAGGCTGCGCCAAGACCGGGGCGAAGTAAAGTGCTGCGACATGCGCGATATACCGGGAATACCTAGCGCACGCGCGCGCGTATACGCGCGGGCGAGCGCGCGGCGACGGTACAGCCAGTATTTGCAGTAAAGTGCTTATGGCCGCTGCACTTTTTGCTACCTTTCTGCGCTCGCAGCCGGTATTCGGGGTATTTGACCCTCCCACTTTACTTCCACCCCCGGTTGTGGCCGACTGCGTCGGCCAGCTAACAGATGGAGTCAGCATGCGATACGTCTCACCAAACAGTCCGATGGAGCATCAGACCAAGGGTCTGATGAAGTCGTTCAACAAGCCGAGGAATC